GGCCGGGGGCCCGCCGCCCGGGCCCGCCACTCCGCACCCGAGAGGACAGCACGTGGCAACAACGTTCAAGGTCACCTTCGACCGGATCGGCCGCAAGCACGACGTGCCACCGCTCCTCGTGCCCACCACGAACGAGAAGACGGGCGAGCCCACGACGAACGACGACGTGGCTTACCTGGTCCACACGTACGCGGGTGGCTACCTGGTCAGCAGCGGCTACACCGTCACGTGCTCGATCGATGAGGGCCTGGGCCACATCGGCGGCGGGCGCTACGGCACCTTCAAGATCGATGAGGTCGCAACACCGTGATCAAGCTGGAGATCCGTCGGCCCGATGACGAGACCCTGGAGGTCTGGCTGGACGGCGAGCTGATCACCTGGGCGAACCACGGCGAGCATGGCTGGAGCGGCATGGATGCCGTGGAGAAGTGCGCCGTGGGCATCGCGCGGGCCCTGGCCATCCCGGTCGAGGGGTCGACGCCGTGAACCGCAAGGACGTGATCGTGCAGATAGCCGCCCACGAGGCTGCCGCTGCGGCTCTCAGGGAGGCGCTGACGACCGAGGCCCGCACGGAGCTGGAGGAGAACCACACGGCGCCCTCATGGACGCTGGAAGACGGCTCCAGGGTCACCGTGAACACCACGAGCGGCGGGGCCGTCGTCACCGACAATGCCGCCTTCATCGACTGGGCCCGCGAGGCATACCCGGGGGAGATGATCGAGCGCACGACGGTGGACTTCCGCAACGCCACCTTCCGCAAGCGGGTCATCGCCGAACTGGCCGCACACGCCAAGGGCGAGGGCATCGAACTCCCCGCGTTTCTTGCCTGGACGCAGGCCGGCGTCTACCACTCCACCTCGATCACGATCGCGCCGGAGACGAAGAAGCGCATGGCCGCGTCCGCGAGGGCCTACGCCCTGGCCGGCGAGACCATGCCAGAACTGGAGACGGGCAATGGCTGACCTGGAAGACGTCGACATCGCGCAGATCATCCAGATGGATCCGGCAGAGATCATCCGGAACGTCAAGGCGTTCGCCGACGTCGTGGAGAAGTTCCGGCGCGGCATGGTCGTGGCCACGCTGTTCAACGGCCGCGAGGACGCAACGTTCCGGGAGACGCTCGACGGCATCGCCCAGGACGACTTCCTGCGGGACCTGGAGCACTTCGGAGGTGCGCTGGCTTCCGCCGCACGGGCCCGACGGACGAAGAACGAGGCCAGGCGTACCGGAGGGGCCTACAGCGGTCTCGCTTGACACTGCTGTCAAGCGCCGTGTATAGTTGTCTCATACAGGGAGTGCTACCAAGGGAGTCGCAATGGCCAAGATCCAGGACACGCAGACGTTGCTCACCCACCTGACCACGATCGACGCGGCTGCGGAGCGCAAGTTCACCCCCGCCAGTCAGGAGATGATCCGGATGCGCACCGACGAGATCCGCCGGCACATCGCCAACCGGAAGCCGCTCGACTACATCTACGCGGCCGTCGTCGACATGCGCGGGTGGGCCTGCTTCGGCTCGCTCCGGTCGATCGGCTGGCTCGATGGCCAGCTGGAGCGTCTTGCCGCCGACCTGGAGCCGGCCAGTACCGCGCTGGCCAATGACCACGTGGCCGCCCTGATCACCGAGGCGCTGTCGGGGGCGAAGCGCTGATGATCGATTGGCTCGCCGACGTGACCGGATGGTGGATCGACATGGTCCACCGAGGATGGGAGTGGCTGTGGACCTCAGCGCACTGAAGGCGCTGGACAGCGACGACATCAGCGCGCTGATCGCCCTGGCGATGGACTACCACGACGGCCTGCGGCGTGGCACCATCACCGGTACCGGCCAGGGGGTAGCCGAGGAGATGGCCGACATCCAGGCCCTGATCGCGAAGCTTCGCGCCGCGCTGTAGCGGCCCGGCACACACAGAACGGCCCTCAGGGATTCCCTGAGGGCCGTTCGCGCGTTCGGGGTCAGACGCCCACGGTGCCGGCGTCCGGGCCGCTCGCGGTGACCGGGGGGGCCTCGGCGTCCGCGACTTCCTGCGACACGTCACCGAGGTGGCCGTCCAGCGTCGCGAGCGCCGCTGTGGTCTCCGCGTCGAGCGTGTTGTTGCCGTTGTTGAGCTTGTTGATCAAGTCCTTGACGGACTCGACGAGCGCGACGGTCTTCGCGTCCTCGGCGAGGATGGCGTCCGAGACTGCGGACATCTGGTCTCCCTCAAATCGGATCAGGCGTACCAGAGCATTATGCCCCCGGATCAGCCCGTCTACCTTGCGGTGCAGGTCCGCGAGATGTCGCAGCACCTCGATCAGGTACTCGCGGTCGGTCACCCGGTCTTCGCCTCCACCGCCTGGGTTACGCCGGCCTGCTGCCACACCCAGTGGAACGAGGAGTAGGCCGCCGCCGCGACGACCGCGAGGGTGCCGGCCCAGTCGTGGACGTTGAACGAGCCGGCGAGCCACACCGTACCGGCCGCCGCCAGGACGCAGCACACGATCGAGCAAAGCGCCTTCGCCCAGCGCGGCCAGCCCTTGCGGTTGACGACCGCGACCGCGAGCGGCAGAAGCGCGCCGACGAGAAGCGACCAGCTGGGTGCGGCGCCGAGCAGCTGGAGCACGGAAGAGCCGTCCATCAGAACCACCCGAGGTTGAGCCGGCTCTGGACAGCCTTCACCACGTCGGAGACCGGCGAGGAGATCACGCCGTCCTGCGGGGTGCCCAGGTAGCGCTGGAGCGCCCGCGTGGTGTGCGAGGCGGGGCCGCCTTGCTGGATGCCCTGACCGTCCACGATGAGCGCCGCGCCGATGGCCGCGTTCAGGTGCCGCTGCACGGCCTTGGTCAGATCGGAATGGCCAGGCGGCTGAGTGATCACGCCGTCCACGGCGGTGTGCATGATGCGCTGCCAGGTCGAGACCGTGTTGGGCCCAAGCTTGCCGTCCACGAGCAGCCCGGACGGTGCCGGCACGCCGGGGCTCCCGACGACCACGATGCCGGTCAGCGGGTTGTACGAATCGTCGCGCGTCTCGACGCCTGTGATGCTGCTCAGGTGAATGTGCCCAGTGTCGCTCGACGAGGAGCGGACGTGGTTCGGCTGCCACCGGTCGTGCACGGCGTGGGACAGGCTCCCGTCGCTGGGCCAGTTCATGTACTTGAGCCAGGTGACGCCGCCGGCCTGGCGCTCGTTGAAGATGGTCTGGCCGAGCGTCGTCAGGGAGGGCAGACCTCGCCCGCCGGGCGGCGGCATGATGTCGATGGCGTGACGCCACCACTTCGGGGAGTTGCCGGGCCAGCCGGTCTCCGCGTAGTACGTGTGATCCTCGGGCGGCTCGGCGTCGAGATGCGCATCGTTCGGGTACACGTACACCGTGTAGCCGGCTGCTGCGAGGGTGTTTGCCAGGAGCTGGAGCGGCAGGGCGAGGCCAGAGTCCGGCTTGCCGTGGTTCAGCCAGTCCTGGTGCTGTCGGCTGGTCATGGTGGGAGCGTACTCCCGGACGTCAGATCCACCCCTTACGATGACGGGCAGTAACCGAATGCGAAACGGGGGCGACATTGGAGCCGTGGGTGGGCCAACTCTCGTTGGGGGCGGCGGCGGTCGTGCTGTTCGTGCTCGTCGGACGTACCTTCGTCTCATACGTGGGCAAGCGGGTCACCGAAGACCGCGAGCAGCACGCGAGGGAACTGGAGCGGCTGACGAAGTCCTGGGAGGCGCGCCTGGACGATCAGGTCAAGGTGCGCCTGTCGTGGGAGGATGCCACCAGAAGCCTCCAGAAGACGGTGGAGGAGCAGTCAGACCAGCTCGACAAGCTACTGCCCGGCATGGACACCGTGGTACGGGCGATCGAGGTCATCCGACAGGAGCTAACCCGCCGATGAAGTGGCCATGGCAGAGGGGGCGCAAGCCCGTGCGGACCACCATCACGCCGCCGGCCGTGACCGGCGACGAGGCGAGCGACGACCTCCGCAAGGCCCGTGAGGCAGCCCTGGCCGCACGCGACGCATACTTGCGGGCCCAGGCCCGCCGGCCAGCTGTAGCGGCTACCGGCCGCGCCCTGGAGCGCACGAACAGTCGGAACCACCTCGCCGAGCTGGTGCGCGGCGCGCTAGGGAGCGGATCGTGACCCACCACCTCGACACGGCTGACTGGCTGGTCACCGGCGCCTTCGCCGTCGCCTTCTTCGGCCTCTTCGCCTGGGTGATCCTCTACGCCGTGTCGACCCGGGGCGATTGGCGCCTGACCCGCGAGGGCCGCCACCTGATGGCGTTCCGCACCTCGCTCGTGCTATTCATGGGCATGGGGGTGGCCAACAACGTATGGCTCACCTACCCGGGCCGGGACGAGGTTCGGATAACGGTCGTCACGCTCTTCGCCTGCTCAGTTCTCGACGGCCTGCGGGTTCTCCGGCTCGCCCAGGCCGCCCGCCGCGAGCGCGCGGTGTACCGTCTTGCCGGCCTCACCGTCGGCGAGGAAGACCGCGCCGGTGAGCACCAGCCCCGGACGGATGTCCTCGGGCCGTAGCACGATGATCCACGCCGTGTCCTGGCCGGGCACGGCCGACGCCACCTGCATGTAGTCGGCCGCGTCCTCGTAGCGGTCCGCGACGATCGCGATCATGTCTTGGCCACCAGGTTCGCCTGGCAGCGGATCGAGCCAAACGGGTCAGTGCCGCCGCCGGTATGCCGGACCCGCATCTCGATGAAGTCGTTGGCGTTCGGGACGTTGACCATGGTCGAGAAGCAGAACGCCTGGCTCTCGGTCGAAAAGTACGACCGCCATGAGCGGATCACGCTCGACACCATGACCGAGATTTGCGTCTTGGTCCACACCTGGCTGAAGGGCAGGCCGGACAAGGTGACCCGCCACAGCCCGGTGAACGCCGTCGGTACCGTGATGCGGGTGGGAAACGTGCCGAGATTGACCAGGCTGTTCGGGTCGAAGTCGATCGTGTCCCAGATCATCGTGGTATCCGTGCTGACCGCGATGTTCTGGGCGGCCGAGCGCTTGACGCCGACAATCGGCCGGTGCAGCACGTTGAGCCGGTTGACGTCCTGGACGTCGAGCTTCGTTGCGCAGTCGGCCGCGAAGTTGCCGATGTTCAAGGCGTTGATGCCCTCCTCCACGTAGGGGAAGCGCAGCGCCTGCGAGTTCGTCGTGCCGCCCATCAGGTGGTCCCGATGAGACGGTTGAAGGCGATGAAGGTCGACTGGGTCAGGATGTTCATGTTCGATCCGGTGTTGGCGTGGATGAAGGTCATCGCGACCGAGAAGCGCGGACCGAGAAAGGTCACGAAGTCGACCTCCAGGATTGTTTCCACGCCGCCGGCCTCGTAGTCCTCGCGCATGTACGACTCGATCGGCGTCCCGCTGCCCGTATCGCCATAGACGTTGACGACCAGCGCGCGCCGGCTGCTCGCGGTTACTGCGCCGGACGGGATGCAGGCCAAGGACGCCGTCACCGAATACCAGCCGTAGGGCTCCAGGCCGCCGCTAATGCTGGGCCCGGTCGTTCCCGGCGGGTGGGCACCCCACGAGGCCGTGGTGTTGAAGTTGAAGCCCGTGAACAGGCTGTTGGGCAGCACGCCGGTGACGAGGCTGCTCAGCGTGTAGATCGCGCTGTCCGGCTTGTAGACGACATTCCAGTTCGCGCCGAGGGTGTCGAGTTCGGTGTCCGTCTTGACCGCGAGCGCCTCGATGTCGCTCGCGCCGTTCCCACGTACCCGCTGCGATGGCGGGTAGGGCAGGTTGTGGTATCGGGTGAGCCCGGTCCCGGTCACAGATCACGCACCTTGTACGCCCAGAGCCGCGCGAAGTTGGTGGTCACGACGTTCTGGCCACCGGTCGACACCCACGGCGCGACCTTGACGAATCCCCACGTGTCACCCACGGCACCATTCCCGAGCAGCGACCCACCGCCAGGCACGCCGTTGCCCTGGTCGGTGCAGATGGACCAGGGAATACCGGACAGGCTCACCTTGCTGTAGGCCGAGACGGTGTTATTGGCCTCGATCAATATCTCGCTGCCGGCGTTGAAGGTGGAGACTGCCTGGTAGACGTAGAAGCCGAACTGGTACCAACCAGGCGTATTGATCGTCATGGCGTGCGGCAGGACGTCAAGATTGGCCATCCCGTCGGTGTCCAGCTGGACCGTGTCGAACCGGATCATGGCGTCCAGAACGTTCTGGGTGTTCCAGTTGGTCGTGGTGGGCAGCGTGATGTCCATGACGCACATCGGAAGGTCGGTGCTGAACCTAGTCAAATCCAGGTCGTGCGAGCGCATCCGGGAATCGAGCTGCCGGGCCAGCACCTCCAGGTTCGTGGAATGGTCCTCCACCGCATCGGTGCCGTCGGTGAAGTGGAGGTTCTGCGTGCCGGTGATCCCCAAGGTCTTCCTCCCCTACACCTTCCGGAAGACGGATCCGTCGCCCACGTCCAGAGCGATCATATAGCCGGGCGGCGTGCCCTCCGTGACGCTGGTCGTGCCGGTGCCGGCCAGCCGGGACATGGTCATCACGACGTTCCGCTTCGCGCCGCCGAACTGCGTACCGAGCAGGCCGAGGCCGTCGGTGCCCCGGTTGAACGTAGACACGATCGGCTCGTCGAGGAAACCGACCGTCAGGCCGGACACGGTCTCCACCATGTTGATCAGAATCCAGTCCGTCGTGACGGTACTCTGCCAGCCGAAGTGCCACATGAGCGCAACCACGTGGTTCTTGGGGTGGTAGAACGTCAGCGAGAACTTGGGCACGGTCACCGTGGCGCCCGTCGAGCTGGCCAAGGTCGAGCTGCCCCCGGTGTAGAACGCGTCCAGCACGGTCGGCCCGGCCGCCGATCCGCCGGAGGTGTAGTCCGTCGGCGTGCCGGATCCGACGACCCGACCCAGCGCAAGCCAGCTGTCCTGCGCCTTCATCAGGGCCACGCTGTCGCCGACCGCCGGGCCGTAGCTGTCCAGGTGTGCCGCCGCGATGACACCGCCGGCCACCTGGACTTCGATGCCGCGCGAGGTGACCGCCGAGACGACACCGGTTCGCAGGTCTGACGGGTTGTCCGTCTTCGCCGCCGTCTGCTGGGTGAGCCCGGACGGGCCCCGGGGTGACGTCATGAGGCGAGACCTCCGCTCGGCGCACGGCCGTCGATCGACATGGGCGTGTGCAGGTCGAGCGGCAGCGTGAACCCGCCGACCATCTGGGTCGTGACGTGGTTGAACCCGGACCGGTCCCGGAACAGTATCGGGAGCACGTCTCCAAGTTCGATGGAGCCGTCCGCGACGCACGTGATGGACCAGGACTCGGTGAGCGCCTTCCCGCGCTTCAGGAGCGTCTGAGCGGTCTGGAGACACGCGCTCTGGGTGACGGCCTGGGTGATGCGCGCCTGGGTCGCCTTGACGCCGTACGGGCCGCCTACGTATGTCGGGCTGGTCGGGTCGTTGTCGTCGGCGGTCGCGAAGAACGGCGCTGATCCGTCCGTCGGCTCGTTCGACACCGTGATCCGGCTGAACACGCCGGCCCGGGACCGCACGGGGAACGCCGTGAGCAGCGACCCGCCGACGTTGGTCAGCGGTACGCCGCCGCTCACGATCGGTACCGTCCACGGGATGAACCGCAGGACGAAGTCCCCGTTGGCCAGCGGATACCAGTAGGCGCCCGCGACCTTCGCCAGGCCGTCGAGCGCGTTTCCCCGGTCGACGTCGTAGGACAGGGCCGGCACCCGGGTCACGATCGCATCAAAGGCGCCGAAGGCGGCGTTCGGGATGGCGCCCGCGATGAGCCGCCTCACCTCCGAGGTGATGGCGTCGCCCTCGGGCGCGATCTGCGGGACGGTGAAGTCGTAGCCGGCGACGTCCGAGGCGAGATCAGCGGCGTTGAGCGTGGCCGTCCCGCCGGCCTGCGGCTTCACGTCCTGGATGGGCCCCACGAAGACGGGGAACTCGTCGACCACGCCGGAGCCGTACCGCACGCCCCGGTACGCCTTGATGATCTGGCCGTACGGGTTGAGCAGGTCCGTCACGTTCCACGGGTACAACCAGTCGGGCACCGTGAGGGTCAGCGTCCGGGCCACCCGGGAGTTGAGCGTCGCCCGGACGCTGCCACCGAGGAACACCGGCTGTCCGGTCTGGGCCAGCTGACCAGGGTTGACGTACGTCAGCTCCTCCACCTGGATGCCGGACTGCCACACCTCCACGCGCGAGTACGGCTCGTGCGAGCTGGCGAGCGCGCTCCGGTAGAGCGGGTTCCGGGCGCCGATCACTGGATGTTGCCCTTCAGCGCGTCCAGCCAGGTGTACCCGGCGGTGACCGCTGCCCCGTAGGTCAGCTTCTGGCCGCCGACCCGCAGATCCATGTACCGGCAGCCGAGGACGCCCTCAGCCGGTCCGGGCGGCGGCTGAGTGTGCGCCATGTCCACCTGGTGCACCTGGATCGAACGGGTCATGTCGCCGCCGAGGGCCGACGTCTGCACGTCGCCGCACAGCCAGTACTGCTGATCGGGGACGCCGTAGCGCGCCGGCAGCTGGAGCAGCGTCGGTGCGCCCGAGGCGTGCAGGGCCGCGACCGCGTCCGCGTCGGCGAACGAACCGGAGGCGACCTGGGCTGTGCGGCGCGAGGACTTGCGTGGCGCGAAGCTGCCGACGCCGAGCGCCTGGCTCGGGACCGCCAGCTCGGCCGCGTCCGCCGGCCGGGTCGGTCGAGACACGCCAACCAGGGCCACCCCGGACATGCCGTTGCAGGCCCACGCCAGGCTGTCCTGGAGGCGCAGCATCGTAGCCGGGTGCAACGGGTCCTTCCACCATCCGCCAGACTCCGAGGACATGACGACCGGCGCCGCGCTGGTGTCGGCGGTGGAGCCTGCCGTGGTCACGTATGCCTCGTCGATGTAGAACACGGTGTCAGCCGGGGGGGTACCGGTGACGAGCAGGCCCATGCGCCCGAAGACGGCCGTCGCCGGGGCGGTCGCGGTCAGTGTGTACGGCTCCCAGGTGCCGACCGCCGGCCAAAGGTCCGAGGCGGTGCCGGATTCGGATATGAGCACCCCCGGGCCAGTGAACCACCGAATGATCAGGCCGACCCCGCCGCCCCATGTCTTCGACGCGAGCACCTGGGCATTGGCGGTGTAGCTGGTGCCGGCGACCACGAAAACCGGGTCCGAAATCGCCTTATTGCTGGCCGTGACGCCGTCCGGGGTCCACTGGAGAGAAGCATTCCCGGCGTAGAAGAAGTCCGTCGACTGGGCGGGGGTGCCGCCGACACTGAGGGCAGTCCAACCCTCCACGGTCCGCTCGAAGTCGCCATCCGGGTTGAGCGCCACCACAGCCTGGTAGTAGACGGGAACGTCCAGCGGGGCTTCCCAGTCGTAGATGGTGGCCTTCAGGTTCGACAGGACGCACGGGTTGCCCTCGCGGATCAGCACCGGCGCCGGGTACAGCGACGGAACGACGCGGTAGACCAGGCACTGATTGACGCGGGGGGTCGAGTTGAACAGGGTTGCCCAGTCAAGATCGATCCGGATGCGACCCTTGTCCTGCTGAAGGGTCGTGGTGATCGAGGTCATTTAGCGCGCTCCGTATGCAAGCTCGGTACCCTGCGTGTCCAGCGCGGTGGAGACCCGCTGGTCGAGGATGTCCAGGATCTGGCCGGTGCCGAGGATGGCCGTGATGTTGACGATGGGCTGGCCGCCGCCGCCGGACGCCAGGATCTTCGTCAGGCCGGACTGCTGCGCGAGCTGGCGGGCCCGGCTCGGGTCGGTCAACGGCACGACGACCTCGCGCCGGCTACCCTCGCCGAGCAGGGCGATGGTCGGCGAGTCGATGACGCCTCCTCGGGCCAGGTGCGGCAGGTTGGGCAGCTTGATACCGACGGAGTGGCCCACGTCGTTGATGCCGGCGTTGATCGAGCTGATGATGTGGTTCAGGCCGGACTTCAGGTCATTCAAGATCGACTTGCCGATGTCGCTGGCGAAATTGCCGATGTTCTTCAGGCCGTTACCGATCTGCTTCCCGAGATCCTCGGCCGCGTGCAGGAGCTTCGGGCCCAGCGATGCGATCTTGCCGGGCAGGGACTCGAAGAAGCTGACGATGTCGTTGAAGCCGTTGACCACGAAGTCCCTGGCGTCGGAGACCGCCTTCGAAATCCAGTCCACGATCGAGTGGTACACATTCACGAAGAACGATCCGATCTTGGGCCCGAGGCCGGCGAAGAAGTCGACCACCGCGTTGAAACCGGACACGATCGCGGAGCCGGCCACGCTCAGGCCCGTCGTGATCGCGTTGGGCAGCGTCACCGTGAAGAAGTTGCCGATGGCGCTGATGCTCGTCGAGACCGCGTCCTCGGCGCCGTGCAGCGCGCCGAAGAACGCGTCATGGATGATCGTCCCGAGCGCGTCCAGCCCGCGCTTGATCAACGTCGGCGAGGCCAGGAAGAGGCCGATCACCCGACCGATGCCCCGGAACGTCGCGTCGAACATCTCCTTGAGCGCGTTCTCGATCGCTTCCTTGATCCGTTGGCGCAACGACGACAGGCCGTCTCCGGCCCGCTTCGGCAGGCCCTCGAAGAACTTCACCACCGAGTTGAACGCGTTCGGGATGGTCTTGGTGAAAAAGTCAGCGATGGCCGACCCGATCGTGGCGAAGAAGCTCACCACCGCGTGGTAGGCCGCCGGGATGTCCTTGGTGAAGAAGTCGGCGACCGCGTGGCCGGCTGCGACGAAGAAGGCCCCGATCGCCTTCGCGGCCGTCACCGCGATACCGCCGATGAAGCCGAAGAACGCGACCACGGCCTTGATCGCGATCCCGATGCCGGCGTTCAGGTAGTGCAGCGCCTCCAGGATGGCGATGATGGCGGCGGCCAGGCCGATCGCGATCTGTCCTGTGTGCTCGATCGCGTCCGCCAGGTCTTTGAGCACCTTCTTGCCCTCGGCGGACTTGAAGAACTTGTCCAGCAGGCCCACCGCGTCGCCGAGCGACTTCAGGAAGCCGTTGCTGGCCTGCTGCACCCCGGCGTTACCGAAGATCGTGAAGAAGAGGTCCCCGACGATCCCGATCAGGCGCAATAGCAGCTTGAACGGCTCGACAGCGCCCTGAATGAAGCCGGCGATCTTCCCGGTACCCTGCGCGTGCTCCAGCATGGTCACGAGCGCGTCGCCCGCCTTTGCCAGGTACGCGGAGAACTGCTCGACGAACGGCAGGCCGGTTTTGATCAGGCCGAAGATCGCCCCGAACAGCTTCGCGGCAACCGGCGCCATCGTGTCGACGATCCGGGCCAGGGTGGCGAAGGTCTTCGAGATGTCATTGATGATCTGCGGGTCGGAAAGCAGCTGGAGGAAGCCGGCCACGAACCGGCCCAGCGCGGCGGCGGCCGTCGCCAACCCCCGGTTCAGCGCGGGCAGGAGCGTCCCCTGAAGCGCCTTGAAAGACCCGATGAGCGGGGCGAAGAATGCCTGCTGGGTGGACTGCTTGATCGCCTCGAAGGCGGGCTTGAGCCCGACTATCTCGCGCACCACGGACCGCGCCGACGGGGCCAGGGACTTGAGGGCAGCGTTGAACTTGTTGACGTCGCCGGTGAAGCCGGCGCCCACCGCCGCGCTGATGCCCTGGAAGGCGATCACGAGCGGGGCGATCGTGGCGACGATCAGGCCGATGGCCGCCGGCAGGGCGAACAGCGCGCCGGACAGCTCGACGAGGACCGCGATGAGCGCGATCACCGACGGGACCGCCAGGACGTACATCCCGATCTGGATTCCCTGACCGATCGCGGAGAACGCGGAGCCGATCTTGCCGCCGATCTCGCTGATCTTGGAAGCGCCGTCGGACAGCTGACTGATGCCGTCCTGGGCGGACTTCGTGAAGCCCTTGAACAGCTCACCGGCGCTCGACAGGAACCCGGAACCCGAGCTGTTGGAGCTGAAGAGCTTCTTCAGGACGCCGAAGAAGCCCAGCCCGACATCCTCGCCCGCCTTCTCGCCGCTCTTCTTGAGCCGGATCTTGGAGGTCTTCTCCATCTCGTTGCCGATGGTGTTCGCGGCCTTCTTGCCGGCCTCGCCCGCCTTCTTGTCCAGCTCCTCGAAGGTGACCCCGGCGGTGCCCTCCTTGAGCGCCTTGGTCAGTTCGGCGCGCAGCTCGGCGGGGAACTTGCTGAGGTCCGCGCGGACCTCGATGTATGCCTTGCCGAGCTGGGCCATGGTGAGATCCTACGTGCCTGGTGATCAGCCGAGTTGTGTCAGCTGACCGAGGTTGGCCAGGAAGTCCTGGGCGATCCGCTCGCGGTCGTCCCACGCCTCCTGTTCAGCGCCGGGAGGTGGCAGCTCCAGCTCAAACTTGGCCGAGGTGCGCTCCTCGTCGTCCTTCGCGCTCTGCAAGATCATGAAGTAGATCGCGTTGCACAGCGCGCCGATCGACACCACGTCCAGATCGACCCCCGAGGTGAGGAGCCTCCCGTGGACGGTCGGCCACGCCTCCGGGTCGGCCGCCGACATGCACAGCCGGGACGCCGACCACCAGGTGCGCCCGGTGGCCGCCGCGAGCACGTCGCGCCACGCGGCGTTCACCTCGGCCGGGTTGAGGCGGCCCTGCACGATCATCTTGTACACCGCGCGCTGGTCCTCGACGGCCAGCAGTCCGGGCAGGAGCGCGCCGGGCTCCCCGATGACCGCCATCAGCCAGTCGACCGCCGGCAGGGCCGGGATGGTGAAGGTTTCACCGCCCAGCTCGACATCGATCTCACAGGGCCGCAGGGTCGCCGAGGAGTCCACGGTCAGCGCCGGGTGCGGGTCGGCCGCGCGACCGCCTTGGCGGCCTTCTTGGCGGGCGTCTTGGCCGCTGTGCGCCGGGCCTCGCGGTTGCTGGCGATCTCCTGCTCGTCGCCCCACTTCTCGGCGATGGCGACCGCCGGCCCGAAGAAGTCCTCAAGGTCGATCTCACCGCGTGCCATCGCGCGCTTCAGGGCCCGGACGTCCACGGCCTCGTCGTCGCCGGTGTCGGCGGGCGGGACGCACAGGGAGTCCATGACCTCCTCGACCGCGCCGAGGTTTCCGATGATCGAGCGGAAGCCGTCGCCGACCTCGACGCCGGCCATCATCATCAGGACGGCCAGCTGACCATCGGTGGGCTTGCGCAGGTACAGAGGAAAACGGTCGGCCACCAGGAAGGAGGTGGTCTCGTCGTCGTCGGTCACCTGACCGGATACAGGGGTTTCGGTCATGCCGCGATGCTACAGCGAATCCGGCGCGCCAAGGCCGAGTGGCTGCACGATGAAGTCGCGCCGCGTCGCCACCTGGCGCAGGGCGTCCATCAGGAATGGCCGCGCCTTCGTGCCCGGATGGTTGACGTAGCCCTTGCCGATCAGGAAGTAGGCACCCTTCTTCGACTTCACGACGCCCGCGAAGCCGGTCGCCCGGTGCCGGCCGCCCTTCGGGACCACGACCCGCATCCCGACCTTCTTCCAGTCGAAGGCCAGCGCGCCCTTACCCTTGGGGAAGATTTTGTGCGCCCGTGTGCCGTTGTGTACGAACGTGGCGTATTTGACCCGCGTCTCCACGGTGCCGGCCACGTACGTCCGTCGGGCCCGCATCGTCATGACCAGGCTATTCGCCAGATTCCCCGTGTCCCTCGGCGCCAACACCCGGGCCCGGTTCAGCGCCTGCCGGGTCGTTTCCGCGACGTAGGGCGCGGCGAGACTCACGCCGACGCTCAGCACGTAGGTCCGGTCCAGCTCCACCCGGATTTTCGTCGCCACCGAGCACCCCTCCACTCGTCTCGATCACCAAGGGTTCGCTGACCTCGTCGACCGCCACAAACGCCGGCCGCGCACCGCGCCCAAGGTTCCACGGCGGCGTGGAGTTGTCGACCGCGATGACCTCGGCGGCCGTCTCGAAGCCGACCTGCTCAAACCAGCCGGTGGCGATCAGGCCAGCGTCACGCGCGACCAGCGGGTCCAGCTGGACGACGTCACCCTGATTGAACGGCCCAACGTGCGCGGTCGCGCGGTAGCTTCCCATGGTCACAGAGTAAGACAATCGCAGGCCGGTACCCGGACGGTCACGATGATCATGATTCCGCCGCACGGGCCCTGGTTCTCCAGCGGAGTCTGGACACCGATGATCATCCCGGAGTTGCCCATTTTCTGGCCATTCGGATACAGGTAGCCGTCCCGCAGACAGCATGCCGTCGTGCGGATCATGTGAGCGTCGTCCTGCTCCTGCTGCACGGCCGCGAAGTGCTGCGCGGTCGTCACCACCGAGCCCATCATGCCGTCGTCGCCCTGGGTCGGGATGCACCGCTGGACGCCGAATTCCAGCTGAACCGCCCAGTCCGTTTCGGTGCCGTCACCGACCGTAGTCTTCTGGATCGGAAAGTCGTCGGTCGGGTAGGCGGTGCCCATCCGAACCCACGCCACGCCGGCACAGCACTCGTCGAACGCGGAGTCCGCCGAGGCCACGAACGCATTACCGGACTGGAGCCGGAACAGCGCGGGAGCGTTCGGCCAGCTGGGCGCCTGGGCTTGCAGGCAGGCGAGCGCCTTGATCAGTACGGGCATGACCATGGTGTCGTGGACCACCGTTCCAATTGCAGGGACCTCGATCGTGCCACCCGAGGCCGCCCCACCGCCGGGCACGTCGGCCAACGTCACCGGCGACCCGCCGGCCGTGAAGGTCTCCAGGCCCCCGCCGGACGCCGCACCGCCGCCGGCCGTATCTGCCAGCAAAGTGCCAATCGTGTTGGCAGTTGCACCAGCGCCCGCACCGCCGCCCGCGAGGTCGGCCAGCTGTACCGTGGTGGACTCGACCACGCCGCCGGCACCGGCGCCACCGCCGGCCACGTCGTTGAGAACGGTGGTGATGCCCTCGGGCCCCCGGGAGCCAGCGCCCGCACCGCCGCCCGCGAGGTCCAGGAGGGCTACGGTCGTCGTTTCGGGCCCCGTACTACCCGCGCCAGCCCCGCCGCCCGATGTGTCATTCAGGACGGTTGTGATGCCCTCTGTGGTGCCACCGGATCCCGCACCGCCGCCGGCCAGATCGTTGATGCTGGCGCTCCCGGCGCCGGGCAGGATCAGCAACTCCGCGTAGATCGCGTGAGCGCCGATCACCGGGGAGACGTCCGTGGAGTAGCCCATCCGGACCGTGAGGGCATTCAGCGTCGTCTGGTCGGTCACGCCGGTGTACAGAAACGCGTACCAAGCGCCGTTGGTGGTGTTGTCGAAGCCGGTCGCCGCCGTGTCGCCGTGCAGGATCGTCTCAGCGGTGCCGTTCCACGCGCGCAGGCCCAGGTTGGCCGCGAGCGCCGACGCCGCCCAGCCGGCCAGGTAGATGCGCGTGTAGGCGATCGTTTCGCCGCCGGTGAGCGTGTAGGTGGACATCGGGATCTCCACCGCGTTGCCAGCGCCCGCCGTCTGCTGTGCGACACCCGAGGAGGTGGCGCCGAGCAGCGGAGGAAGCTCGGACAACGCGGTAAGGATCGCGGCCGAGCTGTGGGTCCCGTCGAGCGTGCCATTGGCAGTGAAGCGGACGGTGGAGTTGGCGGTCCCGATCTCGGTGGTGGTGCCGCCGGTGTCGACGCCAACCAGGCGGACCTGGTACATCGGCAGCGGGTGGTCGGCCGCCGTGACGCTGACGGCCGCGTCGTCGAAGTTGACCACACCCGTCGAACCGCCCCGGTTGCCCAGCTCGTACCGGGCAATGGTGCTCGCGCCGAGGTTGTTCGTCACCTGGGTCTGGGCCACCCCGTTGAAGGTCCAGTCCAGGGTGTTGATGCTGGCCACGCAGCTGAAGTGGAACTGGAGCGTGTACCAGGTGTTCGCCACGATCGTCGAACTGGCTGCCTGGGTTGCCGAGGTGATCCACGCATGGATTTTCTGGTCGGCCGGGTCGTAGTAGAAACCGGACCGGTCAGTGCTGGCTGCTACATCGATGGCGTGGAAGTCGTTCGCGGTCCCGGGAAGCGTCGAGAACATGAAGCGCAGCGACACCACCAGGTCGGTCTTGCCGGCGCCCAGCGTGGTCGTGTTCCAGAAATAGCCCTTGTTGTTGAGCGTGGTCACCTGACCGACGAACGACCCGACAACAGGCGTGCCGGCAACCACCTTGTAATCGGTGCCCTGCACGCCCGTTGCGCCGTCGAACGGCCCGACGCTTATCCCCGTCTCGGTGCCGAACTCGAAGCCGGTGAACGCAACGATCGTCGACACGGCTTACTCCAGTCTCTTTGCTCCAGCAGGATGGACGGACGCTACTGGATGGCGACGTGGAGGACGCCCAGCGAGGGGTGCTGGTTGATCGTGAACGTGGTGCCCGAGGCCGTCTGGTCGGACGCGTAGGTACTGACGCCGATCAACGGCTCCGTGGCCGCCACGCCGGTGGTGCGGTCCGACAGCACCAGGCTACGGAAGACGAACGTCGCCGACGCCCAGGACGGCGCGGTCGCCCAGGTCCACACCTCGATGCCGACGCCGTAGCACTCCCAGGTGACGCCGCCGTCTGCAACGGTCTGGCCCATCACCGTCGGATAGGTGGGCAGACCCGCCGCCGTGGTGCCGGCGCTCGTGGCCCGGTAGATGAAGCCGTTGGCCGCCGCCGGTCGCACGACGTCGCCGAGGGCGTAGGCGGTCGACGCTGCCCGCTGTACGGTCCAGCTGTTCGCGGTCGTCTTGGTCTTGGTCAGCACGCCGACACTGACGCCGCCGGTCGAGTAGCCCAGGCCCGCCGCTACCTCGTTGGACAGGTCGGACACGAACGCGTTGGCGATCCGGTCGGGCACGTAGGTCACGGTGTGCGCGGTGACGGTCATCGTGTTGACGGTGGACGGCGCGACGCCGCCTGCAAACCAGAACATGGGGGACTCCTACCGGCGGAACTGCGGCGTGTCGAGCGAGATGATGCGGGCCCGCTGGCGCAGCCCGTCGGGGTTGTAGGTGGCGATGATCGAGTCCACCAGGTCGTATCCGGTGCGATTCTCGTGCAGGTAGTTACCAGGGTCGATGTACTGGATGTCGAGACCCTGCCTGGTGATCGACTGCACGCGGTTCGGTAGCTGGCAGGAGCCGCCGGTGACGGCCGCGCCGATCTGGCAGGCATAGAGCCCGGCCGCGTCGTTGAGGTCGTCCGGGACCGCGATGCCCTGCATGTAGGTAATCGACCAGGTACCGGGCTGGCCGAGCGGGAGAGAGAAGTTCTGGATGGACGGCCAGACCGTTCCATCCGTCCGGGTCACATATCCTCCCAGCAGGGTGTATGTGGCCGGGTCGATCGTCACGCCGTCGATGGCGATGGAGACGATCGAGGCCACGTTGTCGGGGATCGAGATGTCCCCGCCGGAGCACCCGCACGAGCTGACCCCGGTGATTGCCGAGGGACCACAGCCACAGTTCCCGATGATCTGGAAGGCCGCGCCGCCATTGACACCGAAGAGGGTCCAGAAGCCGTAGCCGGCGAAACCGACCGGGTACGTGCGATACAGCGGTGACTGCACGGGGCGTGAGGGCCGCACGAGCACCTGCTCAAGACCGTACTGCCGGCCGGTGGCCGCCCATATGACCCGCTTCGAGACGAGCAGGGCATACGCCTGGGCGGTCGCGGAGTACCCGGACCACTTCGAGCAGAGCGCGGTGTTCGGCGCCCAGCCCGTGCCTGGCTGGTCCATGATCATCCCCTTTCCGAGACCGGCCGGGCCGCTCCCCTGCGAGCTGCCCGGCCGGTAGCCGTTCGGTCGACGACGCCAGGTTACGCGCTGGCCCCGATCAGAATCACGTCGTAGTTCACCGAGGAGCCCGCGCCGCCATTGGTGAAGCGCAGGATGTCGGCGGTCGCCGCCGTGATCACGTAGCCGATCGCGTCCGCGCCGACGGTCAGCACGAGCAGGCCGCCCGGCCGAATGGTCAGCGTGGGCGTGGTGCCGCCCAGGATGGTCGTCACCGGGTTGGACGCGGCGCCGCCAATGACCAGGTTGTTGACGTTGGTCACCGCCGCCCGCACGATGAGCGCCTTCAACCGCGCGAAGGTGATCACCGAGCCGAGGGCGTCGACCAGCACGCCGGCCAGGTCGAGGTCATCGTTCGACGAGGCGGTGATGGTGCGGGTGTCGGCGAAGATCTTGTCCGCCTGGCTCGCGCCCACGCCCGTGGAGAAGCCGTAGGACTGGGCCACCGACAGCGGGGCCGTGGCGATCACGTTCAGGTCGAGCGGGTTGTTCAGGGTGGCCGCGACCGAGAAGCTGATCCCGGTGTTGTCGAGAGTCATCGCTCCGGCTCCTTACGCCAGGTCCTGCGCGCCGCAGACTGCGGTCGGCGGGGCCTGCGTGGTCAGGTGGAAGTCCATGTGGTCGAGCGTGTTGATGCTGGTCAGCAGCGGGAGCGGCAGACCGGACACCTGGCCCTTGTTGACGTTGTACGGGCCCACGCCCCACGCCGAGCCGGACTTGGTCCGGGCCTGCTGGATGGGGAACGTCGCGAGCGCGTTCTCCAGCGTGAAGTCACCGATGACGGCGTTGGTCACCCACGGGAACAGCACGTAGCCGAAGGCGACGTTGCCGCCCACGCACGCCTGGCCCTGGAGGTCGGTCCAGCCTTCCAGGGCGAAGTCCTGGAAGACCTGCTCGCGGATGCGGAAGCCGACACTCTGTGGGGTGGCCGAGTCGTCCAGCACGACGGGCGAGCCCGACATGAGCGCGTGAAGCTCCGGGTCGACCTTGCCGAGGTTGATGGTCAGGTTGACCCACTTCAGCAGCGGGCGGCCGACGTCGTTGACGATGAACTTGTCGTTGGCGCCCTTGAGCTTGTACTCGGTGCCCGCCTCGATTTCCATCTTGGCCTCGACGGACACCATGCCGTCGGTGACCACGAAGGTCTTGGAGCCGTGGATCGGGGCACCGCAAGCATCCAGCTTCGTCACTCGAATGATGTCGAGCCGGATGGGCTTGAGGCAGACACTGGGCATTGGCTACTCGCTCTTCTGCTCGTCCGCCGGTGCAGCCGCCGCCTTGCGGGCCGCGCGGCGCTTGGCCACCCGGTCCTGAGCGTCGGCATGCTCGTCCTCCGGCGTGCTCGGGTCGTCGACCACAGCCTCATCGGCCGCATCCTCGGCGTCCTCGTCCTCGGCCGGCGTGGTGTCGGCGGGGAAGCCGAGCTGGGCCGGGGTGAGCCCGGTCTCGTCGGCCTTGACGTCCCGCTCCTCGGCCGCCGCCAGGGCTGCCGTGATCCGGTCTTCCTGCGCCTTGCGGGCCGCCGCGACGGCCGCGATGATCGCTTCCGCCTCGTCGTCCACGAGCACGAAGACACCGCCGTGCGGGTGACTGTTCGGACGCGGCGACCAGCTGACCGACGCCGGGTCCTTGGCTGCGGCCAGGAGACGCTGAGCGACCTCCTGCTGATCCTCGTCAGGTCCGAGGACGTACTCCGTCATGATCGCTCCTTCTCAGGCCCGCGTGACGACGGTGGCCGCCGCGAGGCACTCGATGCCGAGGGCGTACGCCCGCGCGCCGAAGATCTGGCGCTGGTTCAGGGTCCGGTCCAGCACCTGCTCAGGGGAGATGAAGAGATCGCCCTCCTCCTTCCACAGCAGCACTCGGCCCGTGATGTACATGGCCTCTTTGGTGGCATCCGGTACGACGCCGGCCGTGCTGTTGCCGGAGTAGCCGGGGCCGAAGACGACCATGGAGCCGTTCCACGTGTAGAGCAGCGTCCCGTCGCCGGATAGGTGGGTCCGGAACTGGCTGTGGTTGGCGAAGTACGGTGCCAGCCGAGGACGGGCGTGGATGATGATTGGCCCGTGGTATCCGGAATCGGCCGCCTGCTGCTCAAGCAGGCTGACCGCCGCCGGGATGTCGGTGGATGTGCCCAGGACGGTCACCTGCGGGTTGGCCGCGACGCCGAGCGCCACAAGCTGCTCAAAGATGCCGGTGACGCCCTCGCCGCCGCCCCACAATGCCTTCTCGATGGCGAAACCCTCCCCGAGCGCGAACCGATCGCGCACGACCTGCTGGGCGCGCGCGATCGGGTTTCCGATCGGGGTGCACTTCTCCGAGGCGTAGACCACGAACGGGAACGCCTGGACCAAGCCGTCCTCCGCGTCGAAGGTGTACGCCTGGTAGGGCGGGTTGAGGCAGGCCGGCGGATACAGGTGGGCCGTGCCGCACGCCGTGGACCACCAAACAGCGCCGGAGGTCTGGGCGTGGGTCGGCAACGCCAGCGGACCCGTGGCAGCCTCCATCAACCCGCTACGCCGGTTTGGCGGGGCAGGCGGATCGAGGATGAACGCCGGGATTGCCACGTCAGCTCCTTACCGGGGGAGCCAGCCGACGACCACGGCGGTCGCGGGGAGCGCCAGGCCGGCGGCGGCCGAGGAGTGGACGTAGATCAGCTGATCGCCCTGCTTGAACTCCAGGTTGGCCGGCGTGCCGTTGAGGGTGCCCGCCTCCTTGGTGCCGGCGACCGAGTTGGTCGCGGACCAGGTGCGCGAGGCCATCGCCGTCGAACCGGAGCCGAGCGGGCCCTTGTTCTGGAGCGTGACGGTGGCGAAGTTGGTCGCGTTCGCGGTGATCGCGGCGCGCGGGACCAGCTGGAGCGACACCACACGGCCGTCACGCGGCATGTTGGCAACGATGACGGTCGACGTGTCGGCCGCCGCGACGGCGACCGCCTCGACGATCGTGTAGAGCGCGTCCGTGCGTTCGAACTCGGTGGACATGACCTCTCCTTTCGGTGACCGGGCAAGCGGAGGGCCGGGCGCGATCAGGCGCCCGGCCGGTCCGTCTTAGCCGTTGGTCATGTCCCGGGTCGCGCCGGTCGCGCCGGACGAGTAGATGTTGACCTTGAGGCGCCGCGACTCGAAGCCACGCTTCGCCACCAGGATGCCTTCCTCGGAGAACAGGGCGGCGTACTGGTTGAGCGCCAGGTTCGTCGAGTCGTACACGGTGTCGAGCCGCACGACCGGGGAGACGCCCGCGACCCACGTGCCGGCCGCGTAGATGATCGCCTCGACGACCTGGGGCAGCACGTAGATGCCGGCGCTCTGGCCGACGATCGACGTGTTGGTCGAGTTGTACGTGTCCTGCCAGTCGTAGATCCACTGCACCCGGACACCGCGCACCGCGAACCACGCATTGACCATGGCGTCCGTCACCGAGAAGGCGACGTCCAGGTCCAGGCCCATCCGCCGCTGCACGTCCGCCCGAATGGCCTCCAGCAGCCAGAACGGCAGGATGCACTCCAGGGTGGCATTGGCCGCCATCCGGTACTTGTACCGGTAGTCGACGACCTGGGTGCCGATGACGTTGAGCAGCTTCGACAGGACCGTCAGGTCCTTGTACATCGGGTCGGTGATCGGCAGGTTCGCCACGTTGGTGTAGTCGAACAGCGTCGAGCCGGCCACGATCTGGTTGATCTTGAAGATGTTCAGCTTGCGGGTGTGCGCGATCAGCGCGCCCCGGACGAACCGCTGCACCATCTCCGGGTAACCCCGGTCCTGGAGGAACGCGCCCGTGATGGCGACACCCTCGACTTCGAGCCGCTTCTCCGTGAAGGACGGGCAGGGGATGACCATCGTGGGCTTCGAGGTGGCCGCGATGACCTGGGCCTCCGTCTGGTGCCAGTAGCCGGCGCCCGCGAAGATCGAGGAGAAGTCCGGGCCGGGGGTGAACTGGAGGCCGCCCCGGTTGATCTGGATCTCCGGCAGGTCGAGCAGGCCGTCCGAGGTCTCTAGCTCGAAGAGCGCGTAATCGATCTGCGAGGGCGCGCACCAGCCGGCCGCCGCGACCAGCGAGCCGCCGTCGAGCCGCGACTCCGAACCGGCCTGATCGAGCACCGCGAGCTGCTTCTCCGGGCCGTCGTTCTCGTTGACCTGGAACTGCGAGTTGCGCTCCAGGAGCATCACCGGCGTCCGGATGAACTGGCCGGGTGCGCCGTCGCGCGGCATCAGGCCGAACGCCTGGTTGGCCGCCTTCGCGACCTCGTCCAGCCCGGTGTACTGGTGGCCGATGTTGAAGCTCGACAGGTTGGCCGGCGCCACGAGGCGCGCAGTCGGCTTGTCGGCCTCGTCGGTCCGCACGTTGCCGGGGACGGTCTTGGGCGCGTTCTTGGCGACGTCGCCGACGCGCGGCGTGGTCGACGCGGTGACGGTGTCGTCCGTGCCCTTGGTGCCGGTGACGGTCGGGTCGCTGGCGAAGACCTCGGCCGCGTCGGTGTCGGCCTTGGCGTCGGCGGTCGCTGCGGCGTGGGCCGCAACGCGCCGGGTGCGCTCGGTCTTGACCTTGGTGACCACGTCGGCGAGCTTGCGCAGCGTGGAGCGGCCCTCGTCGTCGAGCGGCTCGGTGGATTCGGGCTTGGCGCGCGGCAGGAGCGGCTTGGCCGCCTCGCGGGCCTGGGCTTCCAGCTCGGTCAGGTCTTCGTCCGTGACCGTGGAGAAGTCCGCTGGGACCTTCAGGGTGAACACGTAGGTGTCTCCGAGTCGTCTGTGACGGGGAGCGTGTGGGGCTCTACCGCGTCAAGCACACCCGGTCGGCCCACGGCCAGCACCTGTCAGTGGTCTTGCTGGGGCTACGATAGCACTGGTGGCAGCTTCGGCGGTCGCTCTCCCTAGAAGCCGGGGCCAACTCTCAGCGCTCACCTCCCAGGACCGCTGATCGAGGGCCCCGGTTTCGTCTCCCCTCCCGACTTGACGGCCGTGTCAAGTGCCCTGTATTGTTGTCCCATACAAGGCACCACGGACCAGGGAGGCCCTCATGCTCGACTTCTTCCGGATGCTCCCCGGCGCGATCTACGCGCTGGTGGCGGGGCATGTCATGACGTCCCTGTTGCTGGCCACCATCGGCATCAGCGCGGCGTGGATCGTCGCGTTCATTACCTACGAGCGCCACACCCGCAAGACCACCGAGCGTAAGTCAGCTGACCGTCGGCTCCCGGGGTCGTTCCCGGGCGACCGGAACTGAGGGAGAGACAGTGAAGCGCACCGATCTGACCGCCGGTATGGAGGTCTACTACGTGGAGAACTCCTGGCAGTGGAGCGCCCTCACGGAGGACGTTGCCGAATGCCGGGCCACCGTGGTCGACCTGGAGCACTACATCGGCGACAACTGGAGGGGTTCCGCCCACAGGCACCCCACCGGGAAGCACATCCACATCAAGGCGGGCACGTACGACCGCTACGTCACCGGGGCCCAGCTGAAGGGCGTTTACGCCGAGGTCGCGCCCAAGCGGGCCGAGATGCAGCGGCTCAAGAACGAGCGCGCCAGGGCCGAGAGCACCAAGCGCCAGGAGCGCGAGGAGGCCGTGAGAGCGGTCGCCCAGGAAGCGAAAGACCTCGGGTTCCTCACGGTCGGCCCGGCCTACCGGGACCGTGACGCCGCGTTCGTCGAGCTGACCGCCGCCGAGCTGCACGCCATGCTCGCCGAGGTCCGGGAGCGCCGCCGGCTGGAGGCGTCGGTCTGACCGCCGTCACAGCCGCCGGACCGGTCCGGCGGCTGGAATGGAAGGCCAGACCGACAGAAGGGCACGCCATGATTCTTCGATTCCGCCAGACCCTGGACCGCATGATCGCCGACGACAGCGCCGAACTGGAGCGCAGCCGGCGTGCGGCGATGACCAACCTCCAGCAGGACCGCGCGGTCCGTGTGATCGTGCTGCTGGCCCGCATCGACGCCCTGACCGACGTCGTGGGCCGCCTGGTCCGCCGGGACAAGGGGATCCGCAAGGACGGCACTGCGTTCGTCGTCATCGCCGGGCCGAACCCGCCGGAGGTGCTGACCGCGACCGAGCTGGCCGAGGTGTTCCAGGAATTTGAGACCACCGAGGTAGGTGTGTGGCAGCGCACCGGCGCGGGCGACCTGGAAGAGCTGGGCATGTCCACGAGCAAGGGCCCCGTAGACGATGCTTTCGAGTACTGGGCCACGGAACTGACCGCCGACGGATCGCACGTCGCCACGGTCAGTTGGAGCAGGAAGCGAGTGGGGTCGTGACCTGGCGTAAACCGCAGGTGGGCGACCTCATCCTCACGGGGTCGCACCTGACCAGCATTCAGCGCGTCGGGAAGCTCCACCGCGCTGAGGGCGCCTGGCACTTCATGCGCTCCGACATGGGTGGATGGTCCCCGTACCTGCACTTCGCGCAGGACTGGACGATCCACTACGCGGAGTTGGACGTCACGGTCTGTTGTGTGCCGTGGGGCGCCGGACACCCGTGCGGCCTGACGCACCTGCCGGCAGACGAGCTGGCCCAGCTGACCGGCGAGCGCATCGCGCCCACCATGGTCACGGTAACAACGATCTTGGATGGAGAGAGTCAGTGAGCACCCGAGTAGAGGTCCACCTGATCGAGGACCCCGCGATCGAGCGGCAGATCCAGGGCGTGATCAGCGCCCTGATCGAGCGCCTGAAGATCACGGCCGCGCTGGAGTTGTGGCACGGCTGGGATGCGAAGGCCCTGGCCCAGACGCTGGCCGGACACTACGAGTACCACATGGGCCCGACGACGGCCGCCCACATCGTGATGAACGGCCTGCTCAACCCGAGCGACCTGGAGGACCCGACGCTGTGGAAGTCTCCGCTGGGCCGCGCGCTGGCCTTCTGGGGCTGCGGCGAGCCGGCCAGCGTTCCGTGGCAGTGCGCCGCCGCCGCGCTGGGCTGCACGCGGTCCAACATCTCTCTGATGGTCCGCAAGGGCGAGCTGAGCGAGCCCGTGGAGACCGAGGAGACCGCCACCCACCGACGCATCACCACGGCCAGCCTGGCGCACGCCATGCGCTCCAGGAACCCACTGGGGGGCTGAGATGGGCGTCCCGAACGTGATCAGCTGGTTCGACGACTTCGAGGCGCCGGACAACGAGTGGCGCGTCCTGAGCAACTTCTACGTGGGCGAGCCGATCCACTTCCACCTGGCCGGCGTCGTCGCGCTCACGGGGGAGCACTTCTTCCAGGCGATGAAGGCGCGCACCGGTGTCGACTTCCGGAAGATCCTGGCGAGCGCCACCCCGGGCGAGGCCAAGGCGAACGGCCGGCACCTGCTGCGGATCCGCCCGGACTGGGAGCGGGTGAAGTACGACGTCATGCGGGTCACGCTGGGCTTGAAGTTCACCCTGGCCCGCGAGGAGGGTCTCCGACTGCTCGCGACGGAGGACGCGCTCCTCATCGAGGGAACCCACTGGGGTGACAAGGTGTGGGGCGTGGCACTGCCGAAGGACGAGGAGCACCCGGGGGCGGCCTGGGCCAGCTCGCCGGGCCGGAACTGGCTCGGGTTGTTGCTGATGGCCCGCCGCGCCGAGTTGGTCGCGGAGCTGGCCGGCGCCGGGAAGTTCGACTACGCCGAGACGCTCGACTTCATCCGCTACCGTCCGGCCACGCCGGACCGGTGAGCACGGCAAGCGACGGCCCCGCTGGCATCCGGCGGGGCCGTCTGGCGTCTACGCTGGCCAGGTGACCAAGTACACCGCCGCGCAGCGCCGCGACCTGGCCGCGAAGGGCGAGGCCCTGCCCGACGGGTCGTACCCGATCGCCAACCGGACCGACCTCCACAACGCGGTCGAGACGATCGGCCTGGGTAACGCGTCGAACGAGAAGATCCGCAACCACATCCGCAAGCGCGCCCGCGAGCTGAACGCCACGGACGCCCTGCCGGCCACGTGGTCGATCTATGAGCTGGAGCCGTACGACCCGGACGACTTCGGCCAGTACGCCCTGGACCTGCTCGACGGGGACGCACGACGGGCCGCGTATGCCTTCTGGGACACGATCGCCGACCGGATGGCCCGTGACGACGGCTTGGAGACGATCGGGACGTGGGGCGCCGATCTGCACGGCGTGGGGCTCGCCAAGCCCGGAGCCGCGCATCTCGCGGAGTACTGGACGCACGGCAAAGGCGCCGCGAAGATCGGCTGGGGCACCCACGACAGCATGAAGCGGTGCATTGCCGAGTTGCGCAAGTACGTCCACAAAAGCCCTGGTGGCTTGTGCGCGGACTATCACAAGATAGCCACCGGCGAATGGCCGACCGAACATGGCAAGAAGGGCATCCCTTCATGACCTGGCTCATCGTGGGTACCGTGATCGGCCTGACCGTGGGGCTTTCCGCCGCCGTGGTAATGCTGTTCCTGTGGCTGCCCAGGTGGCCCCGGTAGGACTTGACGCCTATGTCAAGTCCATGTATGCTTCTCCCATACACAGCGATGAGGGAGCGGACATGCAGGAATTCACGAAGTCAGCGTTTGACCCGGCCGACGTTTTCGAGCCCACTTTCCGCTATGCGAGCCGCGAGGACTTTTACGCGGATGACACGGTGTGGGACCACGAGTTTGACGGCGACCCCCGCTGGGACGCGCCGGTCGCTGGCTTGGAGCCGACCACGATCACGCTGATGAAGGACGACCCGGAGATGGACCGGTTCCGTCAGCCGTGCTGCGGCGGCCACTTCCGCCACCACACGAGCCGCTGCCGCCAGTCCTGACCCGCGACACACGGAAGGCCCGGACCCGCGAGGGGGCCGGGCCTTCGTCGTACGTCAGACCCGCGCGGCCTGGCGCATAGCACGGACGTATCCACCCGCACCAGACGCGTTCAGCGCCGTCTGCGCGGCATGTGCGGTCGCGAAGCTGTTGGACTGGCCGGCAACCTGCGCCGGCACGGTGCCCTCGGCGAGCACCACCTCAAACTGGCCGGTGTTGCCGCCCTGGCATGAGCACGCCATCGTCTCTCCCTACTCGAAGACGCTCGCGAACTGGGCCGCTTCCATCCGGTCCAGTTCGCTGAGATCGCCTTCCAGCGTAGCCGCCAGGGCCGCCGTTTCCTGCTGGCTGCGCTCCTCGGCCCGGAACCGGGCGAAGACCGCGTCCGCCACGTCCTCCAGGCTGTAACCGCCGTCGTCGTCGCCGTCCTTGTCCGGGTCGGTGACGATCATGCCCTTCTTCTTCTTGGCCTTCATCATCTTGAGCATCTTGGCGTCGTGGTCCGGGTCGGCGACCATGCCGGCCGCGACGAGGGCAAAGGCGCCCGCGTTGTCCTCGCGCACCTGCGGGATGGGGAAGCCGGGCGTGTTGACCGCGAGCGCCGCCACCAGTTCCAGCTGACCGCCGACCCGCCGCCAGTCACCGGACAGCGGGGACGCCGCGAACTCGTCCAGCTGGGCCTGGGACAGGCCGGGCCGCACGATGCCGGAGTACCAGATGCCGTGCTTGTCCTCGCCGATCACGACGTCGGCGACCGCCGCGCCCGTGTCGTCGTAATGGGCCACGGCCGCCTGGAAGCCAGCACGGGTGTCCGCGTGGCCGCCGCCCAGGGTGAGCTTGCCCGCCGGCAGCCGGCCCTTATCGGTCTCGACGCTGCCCACGTGGAAGTAGCTGTAACCGGAGCGGGACTTCGGCGCGGTGACACAACGGTCCTGGAAGCCAATGTGGCAGGTCTTCCAGGTCGCGATGTGGCCGAAGGTGCGCGTCTGGCCGCCCATGTCCTGGAACTGCGGCGGGGTCGGCCCGGTCAACTGCGGGTCGGTGAAGGCCGCCGCCGGCAGCTTCGTGCGCGCCGCCGCCGATGCCACCAGCACTTCCTGACTTTCCCATGGCGGGGCGGGCAGGTCGCACGCCGCCGCCAGGTCGCCGAGGCGGGCCCGCAGGACGTCCTTGGTCGAGTCGTCCAGCTCGACGGCCTCGGAGTTGAACGCAAGGACCGAAATCGCGTCGGCAACCGCGCTGGGCACAATGGCCAGCTGGCCATCGATGAGCTGCGCGACCGGGAACAGCGCGGTGTCCCCGTCGGAGTAGAGCGCGCCGGAGGTGTCCCCGTCGAGCAGCCACGTCGAGACGTCCCAGCCGTGATCGTCGGGCGCCACGGCGTACATCTCCATGCCGTTGCGGACGCCGGCCGCCGTCAGGGCCGTTTCGGTCGCGTACTGGTCGGCGTCGACATCGGTCAGGGCGAACGGCCGCGCCTCGGCGAACGCCGGGATCGGCACGAGCGTGATGGCCGAAATGCGTCCCTTGGTGACCTCGATGTCCGGCCGCTTGCCGTTCTCGGCCGCGAAGTCCTCCGGGTCGCCGAGCGGGTGGAACTCCATGTCGTCGAGGTCGACGGACGGACCAATGACCTTGTCCTTGGTCAGCTGGTACGCCTCGGCCGCGTCCTCGGCCAGCCGGGGGAGCACGGCCGGGTCGGGGGTGAAGAAGATGCCCCGGCCTTCCACGCCGTCGGTCCCGTAGTGCAGGGCGTCGATGCGCCCGACGACCACGCTGGTCGAGTGGCCCGCGCTGTCAGTGCGCTGCCACTTCACCGGCGCCGGCAGGTCCCGCGAGGTGAGCGCGCCGGCCGCGAACCGCCGGCCGTCACCGGTAGGCACGCCGTAGGGCGCGATCAGCCCGGCCCACTGCCGCACGCTGTTGCCGCGCGGGTCCGGGTGGAGGTCCGGCTCGTTCTCGTCGAGGTCGGCGAGGGCCGCCGAGGCGAACTCCTCGGAGCCGTCGCATCCGCAGTCTTCAGCGTCGTCGGGCATGTCGGCCACCTCTCAGCTCTCGTAAATGTCGTCGGGCACTTCGGATGGATCCTCCCACGATTGGGCGGGGCTGGCCTCGATCTCCTTGACCGCGTCCTGGATGTCCTGCGGAAGGCCGTCGAACCCGAGCCCGGTGCCGTCCACCTCCAGGTAAGCACGCTGGATGCGGTCCTTGACGTTGGGGTCGACGTCGTGGCCGCCCAGCGCGGCGGTGAGCCGCTGCGTCAGCTGCATGTCGGCGCTGGTCACTTGTCGGCCTCCTGGAGGATGAGCACGGAGCGGTTGAGCCAGTTGTAGGCGGGCTTGCCACGGCTCGCGACGTGCGACGCGCCGCCGCCGGGGCTGCGGGAGTACTGATCGATGACGATGCCGTCCTTGCCGGCCGCCGCCGCCCAACGGCCCTCGTCGTGGAGGGAGCCCTGGCCGGTGGTGTGCCGCGCCTGATACCGGTACGGCACCGACGAATAGGACTTCTTGGCGCCGTCGAGCGCCGCGCCGTGGTCGACGGTGACCGCGTCCTTGGGGATGAGGATGCGGACCACCGAGTTTTTCGAGCCGTCCGCGTACTGCTGGGCAACGCTCTTGCTGGTTGCCAGGTAGTACCCGTTGCCGAAGATGCCGGTCCCGTAGTACGCGGGGCCGCTGCGCATCTCCTCGTTGATCTGGGCCGCCGACTTGCCGCCGCCGCCGTACACGCCGCGCCACGCCTCCACGTAGTCGCCGCTCGCGAGGAGCCGGTCCACCTCGTGCTTCGGCAGCACGGTGGGCGTCTCGTCGAAGCCCTGGAGGGAGCCGATGGCGGCGAGCCGGTCGTCCGCCGTCTTGCCGGCGTACTGCTTGCGTAGCGTCTTGATCTGGCCGCTGAGATCCTTCTCGGCCTGCGTGTCCTTGATCAGGTTCTTGGCGCGGGTCTGCTTGTGCGGCTTGCTCGGGACCACGTTGGCGATGCTCGGCGTCCCGCTGAGCCGGCCTGGGCGGCTCGTGCGCGGCGCCGGACGGCCCACGGTCTGGGCGTGTGGCGGGAACAGGCTCAGGACGTTCTGCTCCAGCTTGCCGCCCGCGAGCGGGGCCAGGAGCTTGCCGTTGGTGTCGAGCTTCGCGATCTCTTCGCGCGTCATCCACTTCGCGTCGGAGGTCTCGGCGCGGGCGTGGGGGTCGCTGAGGTCGGGCACGAGCTGGTGCGGGACGGTGGCCGCAATGCTCGTGTACTTCCAGGTGGAGCCCGGGAGGCCCGCCTCGTGGTGGCCGTGGACGGCCGCGTTGTCGAGGGCACCATCCTTGAAGCCCAGTTCTTCGATGACTTCGCGGGTACCGCCGGTGTACGCGGTCTCCTTGGAGTCGATCGCGCCACCGGGGAACTGCCACTTGCCGGGGTCGCTGATGGCCGGGCCACGCTGGACCATCAGGAAGCGCTCTTTGCCGTCCGGGCCGACGTGGCGCAGGAGCACGCCGGAGGCGCCGTACTTGCCCCACACACGCTTTCCACTCGGGGTGGTGGTCCAGCCATCCCCGGACAGGCCCTTGTCCTTGGACTGGACGAGGAGACCGGTCTTGCCGGCCGGGTTGGGGTCGCGGACCTGTCCGGCGACCGCGTTGGACGGCGGGATGGCGGCCTGCACGTTGGGCTGACCGTACGGGGTGCCCGGCGGTGTGAAGTTGTTGATCAACCGCTCGGCGCGGTCCTTGCTCGACTGAGACTTGGACGTGGTCGCGATGTACGACAGGTCGCCCAGTAGCGTGGACTGCTCGTCGGAGTTGAGCTGGTCGAAGTGCTGCTTCTTGAGCGCGCCGTAGACCTTCAGCTGGTGCGCGGCGGTCCCCGACTGTGGGTGTACGCCGTACAGCGTCTCCACGGCGTCCTTGAGCGCCGGGTCGACGTTGCCGGAGACGTTGGTCGGCTTGATGTTGTTCGACGGGACATACGACGGGTTGAACTTGACCATGATCGCGTCGTGCGCCGACGGGTGCGACACCGAGATGATCGACATGTCATGCATGATCGCGTCCTGGTACGCGACCGGCAGCGCGTCGAAGGTGCCCTTGTTCAGCTGGCCGTACGCGCTGAGCCGGTCGCCGACGTCCTTCGAGACGCCCGGGTCGGAGAACGTGATCGCCTTACGCTGCTCAGGGGTGTAGCGCCCGACCCCACCCGGCGTGATGGTGTCGTGGTGGTACTGCATGTCGTGGCGTTCTTCCAGGCTGAGGCCGCCCGAGCGGTCATCGGCGAGGCTCTGCATGTCCCGCGCGATGACGCCCTGGTCGTCCTTCTTGAGGAAGCCGTAATCCGCTGCGGTCAGCCGGTAGTACCGGTCCAGGCGGTCCTTGGGGCTGAGAAACGGCCGGTCGACGGTGGCCGCCAACACCGCGTTCTGGTGGCGGTCGAGGGCGTAATCCGGGTAGAGACCGGAAAGCTTCGCGAGCGTGTGCATGGAGTCGCGCTTCACCGTCGGGTCCGGGCTGCTGCCCGCCCACGTGAGGATCGGCATCGAGATGGCCGACTTGTGGGCGTCGGGCAGCGCCTGATAGTCGCTCGCTGTGAGCTTCTTGAAGTCGGAGAGTCGCTGGTCGGCGGGTAGGTGCGTAGCCTGGGCGGCCTTGATCGCGTCCTGCTGAACGCCGCTGTACGACCGGCCCTTGAGGTTGTCGTCGACCGACTGCCAGGCGGACGCGCGGGAGGCGTCGTTCCCGGTCGAGCCGTTCCACTTGTTGACGACGTGCTGCGTGAGGCCCTCGTCCACGACCTTGCGACCCTCGGGCGTGAGGGCCTCGTACCGGGTCATGTCGTGCTTGCCCTGCGGGTCGCCGAACACCGTGACGAGGGCGCTCTCCCGGGCTTGCAGGGTGGCACCGTGGACCGGGTCGAAGGTGTCCTTGAGCGCCTCGGTACGGCGGGCCTGGATGGCGTCGCGCAGCACCGGCGGCAGGCGATCCAGCTCCTTCCTGTCGGGCGCGAGCAGGTTCTCCAGGTCGTGGGTGGTCGCGAAGATGCGGCCGTTGCTGGACGGCGCCTTGCTCGCGGTGTGGATCGCCATCGACAGATCGGCGCTCTTGGGCAGGGCGGTCCGGTTGTCGTCGTTGATCATGTAGGCGTGGGCGCGCAGCCATGCCGGGTGGCTGCCGTTGCCCGCCACCTCGCCCGCCAGCTCGTCCAGAGCCTTCTTGTGGTCCGGCTCGGTGGCCGCGTACCGGGCCGCCGTCAAAGCGGACGCGATCTTGCGCGGGTCGGTCTCGGCGCGGATCGCGTCGAGCTTGTCCGCGAAGCCCTGGGCATTGGCGGCCTTGACCGCCGCCCCCTGGCTGGCCGGCGTCGTCGGCTGCGCGGCGTTGAGCCGGTCGACCATCTGCTGCGCCCGCTTGCGGTGATCCGCTGATGGCGAGCGCGCCGAGATGTTCATGAGGTCGCCGTGCAGCGCCGCGCGCTGCTGGTCCGACAGCCCGGTCAGCTGGCCGTGGGTGAGGCTCTCGAAGTCGGCGAGCCGGTCGCTGTGCTTCTTGCCGAGGTGCTTCATGGTGCCGATGTCGGCCGGCGTGAAGCCGCCGGAGGAGGGCGGCGTGACCTTCGGCGCGGGGGCGGACGGCGCGGCGGGGGCGCCGGGACCGTGTGGGACGCCGATCGGCGACCGAGCGGGAGCGGGAGTACTGGGCGTGACGCCGCCCGGGGTGGCGCTGGGCGCCGGATGTGGACCCACGCCGAGCCGACCCATGGTGTGCTCGACGGAGCGCTTCTTGCTCGGGTCCAGGAATTTGCCGTGCGCGGCCTTTAGATCGTCGGCGATGCGCTTCTTGGTGGCGTCCGGCAGCGCGTCGAACTCGGCCTTGGTGAGGTTGTTGTACGCGTCCAACTGGACCTTGGCCACACCCGCCCGGGGGCCGGACCGGTGCGCGATGGCCACGGCGTTCTGAACGTGCGCGGGGGTACCCGATGGAAGTGGCGCCGCCGGCACGGCCGCCGCCTGCTTGTTGGCCGCCCGGGTCGCCGCGCCCTTCGCCGCGCTGATGCTCTTCTTCGCCTGAAGCGCACCCTTCTTGACGTTCAACGCCTCAGTGTGCGCGGTGTCGGTGTCACCCTTCAGGATCGCGTCGGTGACCGGGGTAGGCGCGGCGTGGTCGCCCTTGAACTTGCGCACCAACTCCTCGTTCATTGCCTGACTGACGGTGGAATGCCCGGAGTAGAGCTTCTTGCCAGAGTCCTTCTCGGCCTTGGCGATCAGCTTGCTTGTGAACTGGTTAGCCATCCCCTGAAGGTCTTTGGGGTCGGGGTTGGCGATGGCCTGGGCAAACTGACGTTCGAGCGCGCCGCGTTCCGCCTCGGCCTGCTGCTGTGGCACGCCGACGTGCATGAGTAGGCCGATCGAGTAGGCCGCCGCCAGCTGCTCGGGAGTGTGCTGCGGGAGCGCGCCGGGGGCCGCCGGTGCATTTGGGACTGCCGGCGTGCCGGGTGCGGCGGCGGCGGGGGCGTTGGGCGTGGGCAGCGCGGCGCGGCGAGTGTTGACCTTGTTGCGGAGGTCGTTTGCCGTCGGGACGGCCGCGACCGCCTTCTTCGCCGCTGCCGGCGTGAGGTTCGGCGAGCCCGGGGTGACGGCCGGGCCGGAGTTGGGGCCGATGTGCTTGTTCTTCGCCGGGTCGTAGACGATCGGCGTGAGCAGTTTCTTCGGCACGGGATGTCCGGCCTTGGTCAGCGCATCGACCTTGGCCTTACGCCGCTCCTCCAGCTTGTCGTGACGCACCTTTTCCAGGGCGTGCAGGGCCCCGGGGGAGACCAGGCCCAGGTGGTGCTTCCAGCCCTTGCAGGGGCCGGGGTGCAGCGGGTTACGGCAGAACGCCGAGATGTGGCAGCCGGCGTGCGCCGCCTGCATCTGGAGGTCCCAGGACATCGAGCCGTACGCGCCGGCCGCGAGCAGCCACGTGGGCGCCTCCTCGGCGAGCGGGGACGGACGCAGGCCGTAGGCGAGTAGGCCGATGGTCGCGTTCACGCGCCCCCCTTGTAGTGCCGGTTGCTGAAGTCGATGATCTCACCTTTGTGGGCGAGCAGGAGAGAGCACCGGCAGTTGATGACCTCGGCTGCCGGGCCGAGCGGCCATCCGGGGTACAGCATGTCGACGCCGTTGGCGTTGAACATGCCCGTGAGCGGTACGCGCTGGCCGCCGAAACCGGAGTGTTCACGGTGCGTGGTGCGGGTGCGGTGGTCGTGGGTCTCCAGCCAGACCTTCTCCCAGTCCCCGGTCACCTGTCCGGCGTAGGACAGGAAGCCGGAGTAGGTGCCGCCGTTGTACGCGGCGACCGCCTCGGTACGCGCGATGGTCCGGGCCCGGTTGCGCCACCGGTCGGCGCCGGCCTCGGCGAGGATGGCGTCCACCTGTTCGGCCAGCTCGTCGATCGACCAGCCTTCGGTGGTCGCCTTGAGCGTCTGGGCCTGCACGTCACGGAACACGCTGTCCGGGATGCCGACGAGCCGGTTGCGGGCCGCGTTGACCGCCTGCTGCGCGCGGTAGAGGCCGTTCGGCTCCGGGTCGGCGATGTCGCCCGAGGCCCAGTCGAAGATTTCCCGGACCTCCACCAGCACGTCGTCAGACAGCTGGGCGTCGAACCAGCTCATCGTGGAGCGCACACCGATGGGGTCGATCAGGGACGGCGCGGCGCCGGGCACGATGGGCTTGGCCGCCCAGGTCGAGCCGAAGACGGCTGACCGGAGCCTTGTGGCCCACCTTCCGAGCAGGTCCATGATCTTGTGGAAGAGCTGCGCCTCGGCCGCGACGATGGCGCTGAACGCCTGGAACTTCTGCGGCAGCCAGGGAGTCGGGTCGTCAGCCATCCACCAACTCCGGGGCTCGACGTGCGCGGGCCAGGAACTCACTGAGGAACTCGGTCTCATGGGCGTACCCGCGCACGAGCAGCTCGACGCAGTACTCCGACAGCATCAGCTGGAGGTCGGCCGCCGGCACGCCGTACGCGGCGGCGAGACTCGGGACGTGGGCGAAAGCGCCCTCCACGAGCCGGTGGGCGTGCGCCCGGTCGGCTGGCCGTACCCGGGTGTGGATCTCATGCTTGGGCACGTCGGCGTACTTACCGCGCGAATGCCGGTCTAGGAGCCGGCCGCCGGCCAGCTCGAAGGCGCGCAACACGACCTGCTCGGCGCCGGGCACGAGCACGGCGGACGCGGTGAGGCCCTGCTGCGCCGGTGACGGGCCGCCGCTCGCGCTGTCCGGCGCGGTGCCGCCGTTGTCGCTGCTGCCGGCCTGGGCCTGCTGGTCCTGCTGCTGCTGGGCTACTTCGAGCTGCTGCTGTTGCGCGTCCTGCTGGGCCTTCTGCGCCTGCTGCGCGGCCTCGTCGAGCGGCAGGCCGAGCAGGTCGGCCCAGGCTTTCGTCTGGAGGAGCGCCGGGTTGAGCTTCACGACCTCGATGGCCAGCTGGCGCTGGGACTCTTTCTCGTCGGGGGCCGCGTCCTCGGAGAAGTTGCCGGTATCGCGCAGCTCCTGGGCGCTGATGACGCCCTGCTCATACAGCTTGAGGGCGTCATCAAAGCGGTTCGGCCGGGTCGTGAGCGGCGACGCGTCGTACCAGAACGTGTACTTGGTCGCGTCGACCTTCATCGCGGTCAGGGCCGGGGTCAGATATCCCCGGGTGACCGCGTCGCAGATCCGGGTTACCACGGGCTCGATGAAGAGCTTGACCCCGTCCTCACCGATCTGGTTGGCGCTCCAGTGGTTGCTCTTGCCCTGGCCGAGCATCTCCTCCGGGCTGATGTCCAGCGCGGTCGCCAGGCGCTTGATCGCGTGGTCGAGCTTCTCTGTGAGGGTGTTCTGTAGCTCGGTCGCGAACTGGAGGTGCTGGACTTCGTTGCCGGTGCCGGCCGGGATCTCGGCGAGGATCGGCACGAGCCCGGCCGCCGTCCCGGCGCCGGTCAGCTGGGCAGCGGCAACCTCAAGGATCATCTCCATGAGGGCCTGCGTGCCGCCGTTCTTCCCGTCCTTGGTCGGGAAGTCGATACCCTGCGGCAGGAGCAGGACGCCCGCGCTGATCAGCCTGGAATCGATCTGGCTGATGGTGAGCATCGAGAGGCGCTCGATCTCGCGAAGGATCGGCAGCGCGGCGCGCACCGGCGAGTCGGCCAGGTCGAAGTCATCCGGGTGCGGCGTCCAAGCCCGCATGAGCAGGTCTTTGTCCGTGATCTTGTGCCAGCCGCCGCCGTACTGCTCGGGGCGCCGCACCGTGTAGACGTCGCCCCGGCTGGACCGCTTGATCTGCCGGGCGCCCACGACGTACCAGAGGTCATCCTTGCTGGCCGGCGTGGACTCGGCGACGATCCACGACTCACCGCCCACGAAGAACTGGGCACCGAGGATGCGCAGCCACTCGGCGCGGGCCGCCGGGCCGCCCAGGATGGTCGAGGCGAGGGCCGCGACGCTCTTGTCCGTGGCGACGTCGCCCGGGTCGCCCTGGTCGTCCAGCTCGGCGACGAACAGCCGCACGCGCGAGATCGCCCCGGCGTGCCGGTTGGCGGCGAAGCGAAGCTCACCGTTGATGTCGTACTGGCGCCACGCTTCGAACTGCCAGTCCAGGTGTCCGATCTTGCGCCGGCCGTAGGCCATGTTCTGGCTGTCGAGTTTGATGGCCGCCGCCGCCGCGACCAGCGAGCGGAGCGCCGGAACCTCGTCCATCGCCTTCGAGGTGTCCCAGGTGATGACCTCGGGCAGCGGCTTCGGGGCGGGCTTGCGCAGTGCCATGTGCTACTCCCCGTGCTGCGCGAGAAAGCCGGCGATGTACGAAAAGGCGAGAGCCGCCGCCGGCACGAGGACCCACGGCGAGCCGCCCAGCCAGTACCAGAGCGGGGCCGCGACCGCCCCCACGTAGATGCTCGCGCACCACGGACAGGTGATCAAGTAGGCGAGCTTGGGCTCCACGCCGCCGTTACTCCGTACGAGCATCCAGAACGGACGCGGATTCACCTCTTCGGTCAGCTGACCACCATAGCGGCGGGCCCACGCCCAGGCGACCAGACGGTCACGGGGCCCGTCGAGGAGCACGTCCTCATTGATCAACCGGGTCACGCGAGCGACCGCCAACGCGAACACGAGGAGCACGGCGGCCGAGGTCATGGTGCACAGCGTAGCGGCCATCATCCTGAAGTGGATGATGGCCGCTCGGGTAGTAGGTCGCGCCGCTACAGGTGTCGGGTCAGCGCGGGGTCGTTTCTCACGGCTTAGTCGAGACCCGCGCGGTCTTCGTGCGTCACGAGGCGGGAGCCTGAGTCGAACAGGCGACCTCCAGCTTATGAGGCTGGCAAGCTTCCACTGCTCCATCCCGCCGGGAGCCCCCCTGTGTCTCGTTCTTCGCCGAGACGGCCTAGGGGGCGGGTGGCCGAGACGAATCAAAACGTCCCGTTCTCCTGCTGCCAGCCTACCCGGTCAGCGCATGATGCAGCCGACGTGCGGAATGCTGTGGGTTACGCCGAACGGGGAGCACCGGCGCCCGTCGGCCACGTCCGCCGAGAACCGCGCCTGAAGGTCCGTCTGGCCGTCGCGGATACCATCCCGGTAGTGGCACCACCACTCAAAGTCCGGATGGTTGTGGCCCTGGCCGGGTGGACAGCAGCACGCCACGCAGCGGCAGATGCCGCCGACGCCGACCGGCATCCCGTGCTCGGGGCAGCTGGTCGCCACCCGAATGATCGACGCGCCGTGCGGGTTGCAGACGTGGCAGTCCGCCGGCTCGGTCATGACTTGACCTCTTTCCACGGGCCCAGGATCTCCGTACCGGCCGGTAGCACAACCGCCGTCCCGCTGGGAAGCGTCACGGACAGGTCGACCGTCAGGAGGCGAACGATGCTCGTCTCCACCCAGGCGTATCGGCCGCTCCCGTGGGCAACCCGGTGCGCGTCGGCGCTGTCGCACTTGATCGAACCGGCGGGCGTGCACAGCCGGTAACGCCTGACCTCGATGTATCCCTCTCCCATGCGTCCAGACTACCGCTGGCCGCCGATGCGGGCGGCGAGCGGACCCATGGTGGCCTGGCCGGGGATCGGGGTGAGCGGCGGACGCGCGGCGGACACCTCGGAGCGCTCCCGGTCGAAGAGCGCGAGCAGGGCATAGACGGCGGCGTCGACCCGGTCCGGGGAGTCGGGCGTCTCGTTCGGCACCCAGCTGATCATCTGCGTTTCGAGGTCACCAAGGCCCTGGTTCTTCACGTGGTGGACGCGGTTGCCCTGCTCGTAGCGGGCGGCGACGGGCTGCGCGCGGAGCTGCTTGCCGACCTTGGCGGTCACGTCCTTGATCGGCGCCATGCCGCCGGGCGGGAACAGCCCCTCCTTCTGCATGGCCTTGTACTCCTGCTTGAGCACGTCGGTCAGCCACTTCTTGCCCATGTTCGTCTCGACGACGATGAAGTCCGCCGAGTAGCTGTCGAACATCTCCCAGGCGAGCCGGGCCGCGCCGGCTCCGGCGGTCTGCTTCGACCAGTCACCTAGGACGTAGTCGTGCCCGTTCTCTCCGCGCGCCGCACAGACCAACCCCGTCTCGTCCCGGACACCTGACCCAGCAGGGTCCATGCCGATGACTCGGAGTCCCAGTCCGGGAATATCGGACGCAGGGACACGCCATCGCTCGATCCAATCGAGCTTCCAGAGAGAGCCCTCAATCTCTCGAATAAGCTCGCCGAGAAGCTCTTGACGGCCGAGTCGAGTCCCGTGGTATCGGCGGTGCAGCTCTGCCAGGGTCGGGGCCGCCAGGTTGGTAGCGTTGTCGTAGGTCGAACCCGTGGTGACATGGACACTACCGTCGGTGCGCTCTTGCCACTCGACCAGCTGGACGACCAGCTTGGGGGTGGTCGCCACGATGACGCGGGGGAACTTCCCGTCCGGGAGGTCAGCGCGCAGCGAGGGCATGAGACCCTCGGCCCACGAGCCGTCGGGCTTGGGCCACTTCGCGAACTCGTCCAGCCAGGCACCTGCGAGGTTGTAGCCACGCCCAACGTCCTCATCCTGGGCCCCCTCGATATAGATGACCTGGCATTCCATGCCGTTTTCGTCGTAGATCTGGATGAAGGACTTGCCGCTGTTGGTGCCGCGCCGCCACCGGCCGGCGTCCTTTGGGGTCCGCTTCTCCGGTCCGAGCCTGCGCTCCAGGACGCGGCCGATGCCGGCCGGGCCGTTGACGCACAACCGCATCGCGTCCGGCAGCGTCTCGGCGACAATCAACCACTCTGTGCGGAAGCCCTGCACGTCGAACGGCGTCGTAAGCACCTGCTCGGCGAGCCACTCGGCGGCCGTGCGGGTCTTGCCGAAGCCACGGCCGGACAGCAGGAGCCAGACGAACCAGGAACCCTCCGGGGTCTGCTGCTCGGGGCGCCCGGTGTACCACCACTCCCCACGGATGATCTCGTCAAGGAGCCAGTCCTCCTGCTCGGCGAGCCAGGCGGCCTGCTGCTGCTCGGGCATCGTGGCCAGGAGCGTCTTGACGGAGAGTCCCACGAGCGAAGGCTACCGGGCGCGCGTACCTACGAAGACGAGGGCGAGTCCGACGAGAACGGACGTGAGCCCGACGGACGCGAGCACCGCGCCCATGGTGTTCACCGTGGTGCCGGCAACGACCGTAACGACGGCGGCGAGGGACAGGGCGACGAGGCCAAGCCACTCGGCGATCTTGCGGACCATCAGACGCTCCTCGCGGGTTGCGCCGTCGCATGATAGACGGCGCTGTGGATGTGCTGCGGGACGTGGCCGGGGTGGCGCTGGAGGCCGAGGGTGATCGTCGCGAGCCCGAAGGCGACGACGAGCACCGCCAGGGCCAGCACGGCAATCTTTCTCATCACGTGTTGCACGGTGACATACATGGGAGAAGTCGCGCAAGTAGTACCGGGTACAGTACCGTGTACTACATGATCCCAGTTGGAGCCGTTTGTGGCGGCGTTTACGCAGGTCAGAAGGCCCGACCATGCATCCAAAAGCCGGTAGAGGTGATTGGACTCATCCCGGTGTGCGAACGACACCGACAGTTGATCACCCAGGCCCTTGGAGGGCAGGCGTTTGCGGTTCCCACGGCGGTGGTCTACTTCGTCGCTGACTTCGAGGCACGCCAGATGAAGATCGGCTGCACCACTCGCATGATCACCCGATTTGCCGCCATCCGGACACAGCGGCCGGAGGCGGAATTGCTGGCCATCGAACCCGGATATAAGGATCTGGAGCACGAGCGGCACCGACAGTTCGCCAAGACCCGGGTGACGCACCACGGCGGCAACCGTGAGTGGTACCACCGATCTCAGCAGCTTGTCGACCTGGTCAACGAGCTGCGGCGGGTCCACGGCGATCCGTGGGAGCATCCGGCCGTAAAGAACGTCGCACGCTGAAAGGGGAGCCCCGAGTGGGGGCTCCCCTTTCTATCTGCTTAGTCAACTACATCTGTCAGCGTCCTCCTGACGCCCCTACCGCGATGGCCAAAGTTGTAAGGGCCACGCACGTCCAGAGCGTCCAGCGGATCAGTCTCACCGGACCAGCGGCTCGAAGAAGTGATACAGGACCGGGCCGAGGCGGAAGACGAGAACCGCCAGGAGGGCGATGAGCACCGCCTCGACCACGACCCCACGCCGGCTCACCGAACCACGGCGTAGGCGAAGGCCGCGACCACGATCGCGACGAGGGTCGCCACGACGAGCCAGCGCGGCGGGCCGCCGCCGTTGGAGTCTCCCCAACCGGACATCTCACACCTCCCAGACGAAGCCGGCACCCAGTACGAGCGCCAGCAGACCGACAACAACGCCCCCGGTCAGGGCGAGCTTGAACACGAACGACCAGTACTGTGCCGGCTTGTCGCCACGTGGACCAACGAGCCAGCTCAGCAGGATGGACCCGACGAATGTCACCGCGCTCCAGCTGAGCGCCGCATAGGTGGCACGGGTGGCCGCGTTCACGGGTGTGTTCCCGTGGCCAACATGATCCCTATGAGCACCGCCCAGAACAGCGCCCACCAGACCACGAAGTGAATCTTGGTGAAGTGTTCCGCCAGCTTCATCAGGACGAACGAGGCGACCATGCACGCCCCCCACGCCAGCCAGGTCACCTGACCACCGCCACGTACAGCGCGAGGGCTGCCAGGCCGGCGACGATGAGGCCGACGATGAGGACCCCGCCGCCGCCACGCCGCCGGTGACGCCCGACATTCACCGGGTCACGACCGGGCAGGGCTGGACCGCCTTCTTGCCGGCCGCGATGCCGCTGTTGTACGACACGAGCATGACCACGAGCACGACGACCGCCATCACGAAGAACGCGACGACCGCGCCGGTGCCGCTGGAACGCGGTCCGGTCACCGGGTCACACTCGGTGTGGCGCTGTGCAGGTTGTGGTTGGGCCGCCCGCCGGGAATGTGTCCGCCGCCGGCACGGATGATCAAGACCACAACGAGGAGCCCGACGAGAACTCCGGCCCAGGTAGCGGCGTGCGCTTTCCAGGACATCTCTCTCCCTTTCAGATGACGCAGATGAGAATGATCAGCACGACCGTGACCCAGGCCCCGACGATCAGGCGCAGATCACGGCTGTGCTGGTAGGGGCCCTTGCTCACTTGGTTGGCGGCTTGGGCCAGTTGCGGGTGGCGAGGAGGTAGACAGTCCCGACGACGGCAACCAGGATGAGGCCCTGCCACCAGGTCATGACAGCCCCTTGAGGTAGGCCGCCGCACCGCAGAGGACCGCCACTACGGCCAGGACGAGCAGCACGAACCGCCGGTCCCAGCTGCCTGACCTGGCATCCCATTGGCTGCGGGGAGGAGGCTTACCCACGGGACCTCCTGTGATCACCTTGTATGTTCATACCATACAGGGTAGCATGGGCAGGACATCGACCGCAACCTACCTGGGAGAAGCCTGTGGACATCAACGTGACCGTGGCCAAAATGCGCGAGCTGGCAGCCGACATGCACGCCTGGCAGGACGGCGGCGAGGACCCCGACGAGCCGGGCGAGTACTACCGCATCGCGTCGGAGATGGTCGAGGGCTTCGACGCGATGGACGGCTGGTTGACGGAAGAGGGGTTCGCCCCCGAGTCGTGGCCGCTCCGCTCCCGCCGCGACCTGCTGGCCATGGAGCAACGCGCCTTCCGGCTGCGTAACGCCCTACTGGAGGCCGGCGTGTCGGAGAACCTGGTCCGGGCCGTCGAACTGGGCGGTACCGAGCAGGAGGCGCGGGCCATCCTGCGCACCAACGGACCTGTGGACCCGAACGAAACGCTCACCCGGCTTCGCCAGCTCGTCGCCGACATGACGGCCATCCAGAATGGCGACGACGACCCCGACGAGCCTGGCGAGTACTACCGAATCGCCAGTGAGACGACCACGCTGGTCGAGGCTCTCGACGAATGGCTGACCAAGGGCGGCTCCCTGCCCAGTCCGTGGGCCAGGTTTTACCAGAAGGCCGTGACGACGCCGCTGCGCACGCTGCACCCTCGGACAGGCGACCTGCGAACTGAGAGCGAGGTCCGACAGCCGGACGGCCTGCCGCGCGGTATCTACCGGACGGGGAGCGACCTGTGAGCGTCGTCGGCGACTGGATGTATATGTGGGCGTCCGGGCCGATAGCGGAGGTGACCGAAGACCCGATGCACCTTGCCGACATGGCGATCATCGGTGCCGCCGGCTGGAGCGGCATGGACCCGGAGACGGCCGCCGCGATCGAGCGGGTCAAGGCCCGGGGGGTCTGGTCGTACGAGGAAGGCGGACGTCGCTACCAGAGCGCCCTCCTGGAGTGGCGGTACCGTCGGGGGTAGCGAGGGACCAGCTCAAGCAGAACGGCCCTTCAGGGAGATCCTGGAGGGCCGTTCGTGCGTTCTCAGGAGCTTGGCCACGCGAGCCGTGCCGCCTCGTCGTGGGTGATCGGGGAGTCCAGCAAAGCGCCGTACTCCAGGATGCGGATGACCTCGGCGGTCAACTCGTCCTCCGTGATCTCGTCGAGATCCCGCTCTGTGCGTCGCGCCAGGAGCTGCCGTGCATAGGCGCGCTCCTGGTCCTCAGTCCTCGCCATCTTTTCCACCTCCCGGCCAAGCCCGCTTGCACGCCTCCAGGAGGTGGGCCATGAGATCGGTGACCGAGTTCGTCTCGCTCAGCTCGACGGGCTCCGAGGTGCCCGTCTGGAGCAGCACGCCGCCGGGCCGGTCGTAGACGGTGACGCCCTCGACGACAGACACGACCCGCCACTGCGGCGCCGGCTGGCCCTCGACCACTACGACCGCCTCCGTCACCTCGCCGCGCTGCTCGGCTTCGTATCGGCGGTCGCGGGGCAGGCCGATGGGGCTGGCCGCGACCTGGGCTGCCAGCTCGGCGATCGCCTCGTCGCTCTGGTCAGCTGGACCACCGCCGAGCGCGAGCGCCCGGTTGGCGCGCAAAAGCACGTCCTCCAGCACAATAAAGACCATGGCCTTGTCGCGCCCGGCCGGCAGCAACTCGTGCAGCACGGCGCCCATGTTGGCGACGAACTCACGGGCCACCTGGTGACCGACCTGCTTGGCCATGGTGTCGGCCGGGTGGAAGCCGATGCCGTCGAGCCAGCTGTCCAGGTCGACGTCACGGGGTGTTCCGGGGTGGGTCATTGTTCCTCCAGTACTGCGATGGGATCGAGCGGCTTCGGGGGCAGGATGACCCGCAGGGGCGCGTCGTCCTCTCGGCCGAGGCGCTCGATGACGGAACCCACGGGCGTGGGCATCCATTCGGCCGAGTCGGGGAAGGGTCGCTGCACGAGCGTCCGGGCCTCATCGGGGGTGTGGAGCTGGGAGATCCACGCGAAGCGCGTATTGAGCGATTCGTCGGCGGACCAGACGCGCAGCTTGTGAGCGGTCTCGGGGGTGCCGTCCCAGGTCATGCGACGCGGCTTGTCCTCGTCGTCGGTGCGGTTGTCGGACGCGGTCCGGACCATGGCTCCTCCTGCTGTACGGCCGAGGGCCCGCACCTCGGGTCAGGTGCGGGCCGCCGGGTCGCGTCTACGGTAGCGAGAGGATCTCGCACCGGTTGGACCCCCTGACCTTTAGCCCAGGACCGCTGACCGAGCAACTGAGCGGGTCGGCGTTGGCTGCGGTGCCGGTCAGGACGACGTGGTCCCCGCGCCGGGCGGTGACGAGCTTCTCCCAGTGGCCGCCGCCTTGCATTTGGTGGTCGGTATGGCCACCGATGTGCCAGATCATGTACGCACTTCCGGGTGCCGAGGTGCCGTCTCCCCACGCGGTCGCGAAGGTGAGAATCCGGTCATCGGGATCGTCCGAGGTCAGCCGGCCGGCAACGAGGACGAAGCCGACGAGGCAGAACACCACCCCGACGGCGACGTACGAACGGATCTTGAGCATGCGCCCTCCCTGGGCTTTCAGTCGAAGAGGTCGGTGACGTCGATGTCCAGGCCGGGCGCGATCTCGATCTCCAGGTCTCCGGTGCGGGTGTCGATGGCCATCCCGTTGCCGATGCCCACGGTCAGGTCCCCGCTGCCCAGGTCGACGCCCAGCTGACCGGCGTTGCTGTCGGTGTCGCCGTACCCGTAGCTACGGCCGAAACCCAGGTTCGACCGTTCCGCGCGCCGGCACGACGAGCAGTCATCGTCGTAGGCGAGGTGGTTGGTGCAGTGCCTCATGGTGTGCTCCTCGGTGGAAGGTGGCCCGGCCCCGGGGAAGTGGGGCCGGGCCACGTGATCATTTGATGACGGCGCTCGCGTACGGCTGCTGCGGGCTGACGGCCAGGGCTGGCCGCGAATCGACGCCGAACCCGCGTAGCTGGGCCTTGCACGGCTTACCTGTCCATTCGGCCGTGACGAGTACGCCCACGACCGTGCCGACCTTGAGGGTCTTGGTGATCGAGAAGGTGTTGATCGCCGTCTTGTCCCGTCCGAGAGCCTTGACCTGGTACTGGGTTGACCTGAAGTTGACGGTGACGGTCATCGTGAAGCCGCCGGCCCACTCCTTGCCGTCACCCACCTGGCCATAGAACGTGACCTTGCGCATGGGCGGTTCGGAGCTGAGTAGTTTGGGTCCGAGCGTTACCGCCATGGCAAGCCCAAGCCCCAGCATGACGACCATGAGTAGCCTGCTCTGAACCTTCATCAGTGCTTCACCACCGTGGTGACGAAGACGGTCGCCGCAATGGTGCATCCGACGATGAACGCGCCCCGGACGGGTCCGCCCATCTTGTTCCACAACCAGCGCAGCAGCGTGGCGCCGGTGACGGCTACGGCCGCCGCCCAGAACCAGGGCTGGGCGTAGATGGCCGCGCTCTCGTCCTTGGCCTTCTGGACGCCTTGGCCGGCGAGCGCCCCGGCGTTGCCGGTGTTGGCACCGCTCGTGAATCCGGCCAGCTGACCGGTTGAGTAGAGGTAGACAAGCGCCCCACCCACAACCAGCGCGATGACCAGCGGAAATGCCTTACCCAATGGAGGCTCCTCCCAGAAGCTCCGTGTATCTCTGACCCATACAGGGTACCACAGCCAGATGGCTTAGCGCTACCTATCACAGGTCATGCGAGCAGCACGGGCACACCCAGACCTTCGACGGGCGCCGGGGACGGACCCTCTGGAACACCTGCCACCAGTGCCAGCCGTCCTCCGTCATCTGCCAGTAGCGCCGCGCGTCGTGCAGGCTGAGCAGCCACTTCCAGCGCCAGGTGTGGCCGCACTCGGCGCAGCACGCCCGGTACCGCGTCGGCACCCGCCGGCCGCACGCCCAGCAGTGCGTGTCGTGCCAGCGCTTCTCCTCCTCGGGCGTCACCGGGGAGAGCCGACGACGCCAACGACGGACACCTTCCGCGTGCCGTTACCGCCAAGGGCGGCGTGCGGGCCGCCGGCCCGGAGCATGGTCCGGATCCACTCGACGCCCTTGGCGGTGACCCGCGTCGTGGACTTGACGAGCTTCTCCGTGGTGCCGTCACCGTGGGTGATGTCGACGGTCTGGGCCACGCAGGTGAAGCGCTCCAGGTGGAGCTGGGCCTGGTAAGGCCGCAGGTGGTCGGAGTGGCCGGGCCGCAGCATGAGGACGTGCCACGCGGCGAGCTTCTCGATCAGCGTCTGCCGGCCGATACCGACGAGCTGGGCCGCCTGCGCGAGGGAGAACGTGCCGTCGGTGGCCATCAGCTCCTCGAACGCCTCCACCTTCGGCTGGGCAGCCTCCAGGCGGGCATTCGTCTCTTCGAGGTCGCGCGCCTGCTTTGCGGCCAGCTCCAGCGCCTCGGCGAAGGTCGTGGGCACCGGTGGGCCGGACGGCTCGACAGCGTAGGCGCCGGTCTTGCGGATCGAGGGCAGGACGCAGTCCGTCACCCAGCGGCGGAAGGGGCGCGTCACCGGCTTGCGGGAGCCCAGGATCAGCTGGTAGAGCCCGGACTCGCTGAGGATCAGCATCCGGTCCTGCGGCCTGGCCTCGGTTGAAACTAGGGCAGCCGCGACCTGCTCATATTGATCGTCGTCGAGCCGCGTCACAGCGTCTGACGGGTTCTGGATGTCGAGGATCTCGCACACGTCCCGAGCGACGAACCACGGTTCGCCGGTCTCGTAGTGGAAGCCGACCCGGATTCCGACACCCCGCAGCCGGTCAGCACGCGGGTCGCCGAGACGCCGCGCCTCCTCGAAGACGGTCGGGCTGAGGGCGAAGCGCTGGATTTCGGTAGACTGCATCATGGCGAAGCCTTTCCTGGAGGTGGAGCCCATGGGCCCCGGCGGCGTCACGGCCGCGCGGGGCCTTCTGTGCGTCTGAGCCTACATGGCAGGTCTGACGGGAACGAGCACGGCGCCACGCTCCCAGAACGGCTCCACGCCGGCCCTGGACAGCTGCACGAGCGCACCGTGTTCCGGCTCGTAGCGCTCCTCCCCGGTGGGCACGATCTTCGTCACGGTGAACATCGTCGAGCCGCGCCGGTGGCGGACCGGGCGGCCATCACAGTACGCGCTGTACAGCTGGCCGTATGTCACCAAGGCCCCCGATCAAGCGCCCAGACGAGACCGAAGCACGCCGCCAACGCCAGCAGAAAGCCGACGTAGCCAAGCGGGTTGACGTGCGGTTTGTCGTTCAGATGCTTGACCATGAGGTACGTACCACCGGCAATCCCCGCCGTCGAGGCGAGAGCAAGTGCGATCCGCCGAGCAAGCCTCACCGGACAGCCCGCGCAATCTGGCGGGCCATGTCCTGGACCCACTGCGCTTCGGTGCCCCGGACGGCGTAAGCAAGGTCGTCGTCCCCGTACGTGCTCCAGTCGAACGCCTCGATGACCTCGGTGATGGTGTCGATCAGCTGATTGGTGCTCTGCTTGGGCATTAGTCGATCACCTTCCCAAACGCGTCGTTGTGGATGCATGCCGGGATCGGGCACGAGATGCCCTCGGCGTGATCGTGCCCCCGGCCCGCCCAATGCTCGGGTTCCTCACCCTCGCCAGTCGATGCGGGTGCCGGAGTGCTCGGCGTCGAGCCCTCGGCCTCCCCATGGATCCGCTGCCGGTCCGCGTCGTTGAGGTAGGGACTGCGGGTGCCCTCCTCGATCTCCCGCTCGGTCGGCGGGAGCCAGCCCTCGGCCTGGGCCTGGAGGACCTGCCGGTCGTTCTCGCGCGCCAGGAACGCCTTCGCCTCGTCCTCGGTCAGCTTCAGCCTCCGGATCCGGGGGGTTGCCTGGAAGAGCTTGATCGCCTCCAGCTTGCGTTGCTCCATCTCCTCCAGCCAGCCGGTCTCGACCAGTTCCACCGTGCCGCTGGTCCAGGCGTACGAATCCTGGCTGTAGCGGCGACAGAGGTCCCTGGTCTCGCCCTTCAGCTGGTCGCGCCGGGTCTGCATCTCGTGGTCGCGGGACTGGGCGGCCACCTTCCTGTTGCGCGCCCTGATCTCCGGGTACGCCTGCTCTTCGGGCGTGAGCGGGGCCTCGTGGATCCTGACCCACCAGTCGGGCGGCAGGATCTCCACGCACCAATTCGCGTTCTGCCACGGCTGGTCTGGGCCGCTGAACCATTCGCCGTGCACCTGCAATCTGCCGCGCCATGCCACGGTCAACAGGGTGCGCATGTCCCCGACGAACTTCGCCCACTGGCGTTGCGTGAGCCGGTCGTCGCTGTTGCCGATCTGGATGAAGCTGTTCACTCCCACTGTCTTGCTCTCCCTTGAGTCGGCCGGCGAGGAAGCCGGCGATGAAGCAGATGGCGGCGGGCGCCGCGACGAGCAGGCCCGCCGCCAGGTAGTGCGTCACGGCGTCCAGAACACCTTGAACTCGTCGGGCGGGAAGGAGATCGTCCTGTTGCCGTGCGCACGCGCGACGGCCGCCCACGGCGCCGGCTCTTCCGGGCTGATCCGCCACTCGCGGGGCTTCTCCAGGTCCCGGGCGATCTCTTCGGCGACCTCCGCGCGGATGTCGGCGCCGGACTTCTTGCGCGCCTCGCGCAGTGCGACGTGAAACTCCTTGGCCTGCCGGTCCAGCTCTTCCTGGTGCTGGTGCCTGAGCCGGTCGAAGGCGCGGCGCTGGTCGGCCACGAGCGTGTCCACCGACGTCCGGTGCCGCTCCTGCTGCCGTCTCCACCCTTCGGCGTGCTTGCGCTCCAGAGCGCTCAGGGCGTCGTCGTGCTTGGCGGCCTGTTCGTCGAGGATGCGGCGGTGCTCGGAGTTGAGGATCGGCAGCTCGCCGGGCGGCGTCCAACCCTGCGCAGTGAGTAGAGCCTTCAGCTCCTCGCTGATCTCGATGTTGAGTACGACCTTGACGTCTGCGTGCGCGGCAGGCTGGCTGAAGAGCTGGGCCATCAGGGTTGGCCTTTCTTGCTCGGGACGGGTGGGGGCATCAGTTCGTTGGTGATGCCGCCGTGTCGGTTGGCGTCGAGGGAGGTGCCGGCGTTGGAAAGTTCGCCGTCGATGATGACGAGCTTCTGGGCTTCCCGCAGGAGGTCCGCCATTGCAGCGGCCCGCTTACTTTCTGCGTCAAGCGGTACCGTCACATTTACCTGGATATTGGTGGTTTTCTCCGGTGGTTTTATGGCCCCGGTCACCTGTCCGTAGCGGTCGAGCGCGTCAAAAACGACCTTGGCCGCCTTGTCGCTGGGCACACGCGGGTTCAGGTCGGCGTCCAGTCCGTTGCCGAGGGCGAGCGGCGTCCATACCCGGAGCATCTCCTCCAGCACGATGGCGATCCGGGTGCGGGCCAGCTCGATGTCTTCGGGCCGGACGTTGTGCCGCCGGAACGCGCGGGCCACCATGTCGATCGTGTTGCTGGCGGAGAGTCGGCTCGTGCCGAACTTGTCGGCGAGGTCGAGCGTGATCTCCTCGTAGGTGAGGCCCCCGGCGAAGAGCCGCAGGGCGTGGTCCTCGCGGACGATCCGGCCTTCCTCGCGGCGCTTGAGCCGCTCCAGCCGTGCGGTTCCTTTACTGGCCATGGCTAGCGTCCTCCAGGGCTGCCCGGACGGCTTTCGTGCTGAAGCGCCACTGCCCGCCGGGCGTCAGGATGGCGGCCAGCTGACCATCGGTGCTATCGGGGTTGTCGGCCTGGTAGGCCCGCGCCCAGGCGTAGACGGCGCGGACTTCGACGCGGAAGCACTCGGCCACTTCCTTGGGCTTCATCAGTCCGCCGGTCATGTCGATGGGTCGTTGGCCTGGCAACGGGATCTCTCCTCTCATGGCGTATCGGTAGAACTCTGATGCGGTCAGCTGACCGGTGCGGACTAGGTGGGGCAGGTGGCCGACGTGCCAGTACGGGCACCTCTCGCACCGGTAGGCGCGCATCCGTCCGCCGGCCGGCACGATGCGCCGGTGCGCATCGCGGCGCGCTTCCTTGCGGCAGAGGTACGGGATCTTCTCGCACGAGCGCGACAGCCACTCGTCATCTGTCCACACCTCGCACCAGGCTTTGGCGGTCCACCGTCTCCGGTAACACGGCGTCTCCCTTGTCGACGAGACGCAGGAGCCGATCGTCGACCGCGTTCGCCACGGTCTTGAAGTCGGCCGCCACCCCGTCGGCCAGCTCGCGCAGGGTGAGCGCGTCGACCTCGGGCAACCAGGACTTGAGGGCGTTGGTCAGCTGTCCCCTTGTTTCCCGGTCAGCTGACCGGGTTAGCGCGCGGGCCGCCATCAGCGACGAGATGGCGGCCATCTGCTGCCTACTCGGTCGACTCATCGAACCACTCCCTGTTTCCGTTGACCTTGAAACCGAACCAACCGGCGCCGGCCGCCACGAGAAGCGCCAGAGCACCCGTGAGCGCCCAGCTCCACCCGCCCACCCAGATGCACCCGATGAGGGCCGCGAGGACGCCCAGGGCGGCCACGGCGGTCAGGACGCGGGCGCCCGCGATGACGTACTCCATGGTGTTGTCGTTGAAGCGGGAGACCGCCCCGCGTCGCACGGACGCGGGGCGGACCCTGGTGAACTCGGTCATGGCTCGATTATCCGGCGCAGTTCGGGTCATCCTTCAGCACGGCGATCCCCGACACGCGCCCCTGGCTGTCGTTGAGGCCGTAGGACGTCACGTAGACGCCCACGGTCCCGTGGCAGCTGAAAGCGACGTTGCGGAAGCCGTCGGGCATCTGAATGGCCTGGGCGTGCGTGCCCGGGTGGGCGTCCGAGGGCGCCACGTCCGGGGCGCTGGTGTGAGCCGCACTGCACGCGCTCAGGGCGAACGCCAGGAGCGCCGCCGCCGGCACGAGCAGGATCCGCCGGCTCACTTGCGCTTGAACAGAGTGTGCAGGCCCGACAGCGCCAGGATGATCAACGCGATCACGGCCCCGATTTCCCATGCGTCCATACTTCTCCTCCCAGAGATGTGATCTTGCGAGGCCGCCCAGGGATTTGAACCCCGATACCTTCCCTCGCCCAGTGCCCCAGGCGCCCGGGGTGTGCACCCTTCCGAGACGGGATGCTCTGCCAGTGAGCTATGCGGCCATGTACGACGTTCCCCTTCCTCCGCTACGTCGCCTTGCGGCAGTCCGGGACAGGTCAACCGGCTTGGTGCGTGGCCAGCCCCGATTCGAACGAGGGTCTCCGTGTTGTGCACGGCGGTGGCTCCTATCCACCTTCAGGCCGTCCGGGTCGCGCCTTGGCAACGTCGTAGCCCGGTTCTCAGGTACCCACATGGCGCGCCACTGCCGTGCCTCTCCCTTCGCGCTGGACGGCGGGACTCGAACCCGCATCAAGGGCTACTGCCCCTGCTCTGCCATTGAGCTACGCCCATTCCAAGCGTGATCAGCGCTTGGCTTGTCCAGGACTTGCAGGGTCCTGGCTTGATCTCCCCGCACAGGTCGACACACAGCGGGTTGATCCGTATCGGGGCCGGATTCGAACCGGACCTCAGGGCTTGGGGCCCTGCGCACTTCGCCACATGCTGCACCCGATGGGCTCCGGTCGCGTTTCCAGGACAGCAGCGCTACCGCCTGGCCTTACGTTCCTTCGCCTGCTACCAGCTACCCAGACGGCTACTCCCACCTCTCGGCTTGGACTTCACCGCTCTTCCCTGGGCTTGCGTGGACCGTGCGGGAAATCGAACCCGCCGCGCCTGGGCTTACGCCATGCAGGTGCGCTGCGCCAACAGCGGCCCTTGCGTGCGATGGAGGGTCCCGCATCCTCTGGCCGGCTTGGCTACCGGTCCACCGCGACCCCGGGGCTAGCACCCGGAGCGTCTACCAGCAGCACAGCGCCTCAGTGAATCCCCTGGTGGCGACCTCTGGCCTGTATCGGTTTTCCCTCCCGTACTGCGTGTGCAACGGCGGTACTGACCCGCCACTCCCCGCCCAAACGGGGCGCGCTCCCTCGGGTGTTCCGGCGGTCCGGACCTGACCGGCCGAGGGGCCGTGCGCTTGCACTCCCCAGACCCTCTCTGGCCTGGATGCGGGGGCGAACCCGTGCCGTACACGGCGGTCTATTGGTTCTGACCTCACCCGCCTGGTGAGTTGGCGCCGTGCGTCCGGAGGAGTCGAACCTCCGATGGGCCTGGTTACCCGACGCTCCCCCACGCGTGTCGAGGTGGGCTCCGCACTTGGGTCCACGGTGCGCTGGGTTTCCGGTGTGACCGAGGGCGCCTGCCGAAGGGGTTTGCTGGCAACTCGCCGGACGGCCGAAGCGGGCTGGCGAGCGCATGGCGTGCCCTAGGGTCTTGCGTCTGATCACTCCGGGCCTGGTGTCACCCGAATTGTTACCGTGCGTGTCGAGTGCCGGAATCGAACCGACCTGCCTGCCCGCGTGGGCAGTGGCGAACCCAGTCACCAAGTCCTCGAACCCCCGAGGTGCCACCTCGGGACCCAATCCGGGATTTTGACCCACCCGCTGATCAGGCTGGTGGTCGTTCTCGGTGTCGACCCCGAGTCCTTACGGCTGTGGCAATGCAGTGGTGGGTAAGGCCGCCGTCTCGCCGTTCCATTCGCGCACGCGTCGGAATCGAACCGACCCAGCCCGTGAAGGCCCTCGCCGTGAGTTTACGCACGGTCACCTTTCGGTCTTCCCGTAGTGACCCGGGCTCAGAGCCGGCCGGCTCCAAATCGGCGGCGTTGTCCACCTCGCGGTGGCCCGTTGCCTCCGTCTGACCTCACATCAGGCGTCCCCGTTGTGTAGCTCAACCATACAGGGTGTGCCCGGCTTCGTCAAGCCTGGGCGTTTCTCAGTCTCGCCAGGTGCTGTGTTCCCTCCGGGCCGGTGCCGGTCGGGCCGGCAACCCATCGCGAACACGACGGGCCGCGACCCGCTCTGAGCGCTCCTTGGCCTCCTTGCGGTCGACGGTGCTGATGCCGATCGAGCACAGGCCAGCGACGAGGGCGCAGCCCAGGATGAACACGATGACGGCCGCGAGCGGGGCCCACAGCGGTGCGGTGACCCACCACCACGACCAGGTGATCACGTGACCGAGCTTGAGGCCGAGAAACAGCAGGAACAGCAGGAAGCCGAAGCTGACGCCGCCCCCGGCGGACTGGTTTCGATTGGACATGGTCTCTCTCCCTTTGGGTCAGTGTCTGGCTTGATGCTGGTCGTGCGCATGGCGCTGTCCGTACTCCCGCTGGACCTTGGCGTCCTCGTCGCGGTGGTTCTGGGCGTCCTGGCTGCACAGCATGAGGTCGCCGTTGGGCCCGGTGCGCTTCCACATGGCGCGGCGCGGCACCGGCGCGGTCGCGACACCCAGCTCCTGGACCCGGGTGACGCAGTCCGCGCACATCGTGGATCCACCGCGCGCCGGCTGCTTCGCCCGCGTCCACTTCACCACGAGCGCGCCCCAGATCTTCTCTGCCAGCGGGGGCAGCGGCGGACCGGTGACCGCCTCGGGCGCGAAGAGCGCCAACTCGTCCGGCGGCGGCACGCCGTGGGCCAGCCCGACGGTCTCATACCGCCGTAGGCCGTCCTCCAGCTTCTTCGCGTACACGAGCTGCAATCGGTCGGTGCCGGCCACGTAGGAGGCGATGTAGTGGGCCTCCACGGTCACGCCGTCGAGGTCGAGCAGCTGCCAGAGGGTGACGGCGCCGAAGTCGGAGATGTGCGCCTTGACCAACCGCAGGTGGTCCGGGTCGACGCCCAGCTGACCGGCGAGGATCTTCTCCACGGGCAGCAGCCCGGCCGGGGTCCGCACGTCGGTGACGCTGGTCATGGTGTCGGGGTTCATGGTGCTGAGGTCTTCACCGGCGGGGACGATGCGCGGGTACCCGGCGGGAACCTCGGCGAGGGCTGCCGCCTTGTCGTCGGCGGGAGTGTGCAGGCCGGGCAGGATGTCTTCCAGGATCGGCACGACGGGATCGGTCATAGCGGGCTCTCCTTGTATGGGGCAGGCTTACAGGCTACCCTGACGGCGGTTCTAGCGGGACCTCTACACCCCTCGGCGACTTGGCAGACGTCGAGGTGCGGGCCCGGACCAGGGACGTTTGCACGCCGCCCCGGTCCGGGCCCGCTTCGGTGCTCAGACCAGCGCGAGCAGGCGCTCCAGGATGTCATCCTTGGGCTGGGCGATCTTGCGCCCGTCGGTGATGCCGACGGACCGGGCGAAGCGGACCGCGTCCGCGTCCTGCGGTTTGACGCCGGGTGCGACGTCGGAGAGCCAGTCCTGGCGCTCCACGACGGCGTTGTACGCGCCCCACGCGGTGTTGCGGATGTTGGCCTGCGTGTCGGCGTTCTGGAAGAGGTCGAGCAGCACGTCTGCCTTGGCGTTCCAGAGGTCGACGGACTGCTTGCGGGCGTCCTCGCCGGGGCCCCACAAATCGGTGATGATCTCCAGGAACTGGCGCTTGGTGACCTCGGTCTCCAGCAGCGCGGTCGCCCGCTCGGTGTACGCCTCCACGTAGTCCGGGATCAGCTCCAGCGCTGCCTTGGCCTGAGCTTCCTGGATGTCGGCGTTCGCGGTCTTCTTGACGGTGAAGGTGCTCAGCGCTGCCGCGATGCCGGCCGCAACGGTGTTCGCGCAGACGGGCCGGATGGGCGTGATGGCCGCCCGGGTGATCGCCGACTGGTCGAAGCTCGTGTGGACGAGGAGCCAGAGCTGAACGGTCTCGTCGGTGCCGAGGCGGATATCCTGCGGCAGCTCGAAGCCCATGAACACCTGCCGGCCGCCGTCGAGCGCGCCGGCCGTGGACGCCTTCACGGGCGCCCCGAGGTGCTCCAGGATGTTGTCGCCGAAGCCCACGAAGGTGTCCTTGGGGCTCCACAGCGGGTACTTGGCCGAGGCGGTGCCGAGGATCTGGGCTTCACCGGTCTCCGGGTGGACCCGGTAGATCGAGGTCATCCTCTCGTCCTGGGCCTGGTAGCGCACCGGTGGGAAGCCCTCGGCGGTCTCCACCAGCTCGTCTATGCGGATGACGCCCCGGTGGATCGGGAAGTCGCAGCCGCCCATCTGAAGCAGCTCCAGGGTGGACAGCTGAACGTCGCTGACCTTGCCGAGGTGGTGCCAGCCGCCGACGCGGACGGCCGCGAACGCGCCGCCGGTGACCGTCATGTCGATGTTGTCGCTCATGCGCACTCCCTTGGTGGTTGCTCTCCCTGTATGAGACCACCATACAGGGAGCCGCCCGGGACCGCAAGTCAGCTGGCCGACGCCCCTTCCAGCGCTAGCCGATACTCACCCGTGGGCACGTCGAAGGCGGTCGCCCGCCAGCGCTTGTGCAGCTCCGGGTCCATGCCGGCACGGGTCATGCTCGCGTCGACCTGGGCGCCGAACTCGACCAGCTCCTTCGGCACCGCGCGTAGCTGCTCCACGATCGCGTCGAAGTCGGCCAGCAGGGTCAGCTCCGCGAGGTCCGGTGCGGTATGTGCGGCCATCACGCCAGGGGCAACCGTCTCCACGGCTTCCACCTCAGCCATCGGCGACCAGTCCTCGGTGGCACCGTCCTCGGTGCGCTCAGGCACGACCGGCAGCGCCTCGGTCACGCTGTCATCGCGGATCACCTGGACGTCGTCCGCCCGGTCATCCTCAGCCACCTGGAGCGCGAGCATCGTGCGCGGGAACGCCCACACCACGTCGTCATCGGCAGGCACGGACGGCGCCGACACGGGAGCGGGCTCGTCGGTCAGGACCAGGATGGTCGGCCGGGGTGTGCCGGCGTGCCGGCCGCGCCGCAGGAGCGCCGCAGCGTCGCCGCGAAGGTCGCGCCACTGTTCCGGCCAGCTGGCCAGTTCCGTGCGCCCAGCGGCCAGCAGGTGCCGCCGCGTGGTGGGCGGGACGATCGAGCCGGCGAAGACGGCCAGGGTCAGGGCGGTGAAGCCGCCGCCGATCCACACGGCGGTCCAGGTGCTGGTGTCCATCGGTACCTCCTCGTGAGCTTCTGACGGTAGCGGGACCCGTGCGATCACGCACGGGCCCCGCCTCTGAACTGCTCGCCTACCTCCAGGCAGGAAGCCGGTTCGGGTTCTTCTCCTGGTAGGACTTGTTGTAGATCGTGACGAGCTTCCCGGCGCCCGCGTCGGCAGGATTGGTACCGCTGGCCTGGCCGAGACTGCGCAGGTGCCCGACGAACAGCTCAGGGTCGGCCGAGTCGCCGTCGGAGCGCATCTTCGTCACGAGACGGCCCACGTCGATCGCACCGCCGTAGCGGGTGAAGAGGTTCGCCAGGGCGCGGAGGTTGTGCTCGTGGGTGGCGTAGCGGCGCGCCCCCCATGTTTCCGCGATGACCACGAGCGCCCGGTCGAGCGCGGCGCCGGTGTCGCGACGGTAAATGGCCCGCAGGGTCGCCACCGCCGTGCACGACGAGGCAGAGCCGGGCTTGGTCGTGTACCCATTCTTGATCACGATGGCGTCGATGGCCCGGCTCTCTTTGTCGCCCTCCACGAGGCTGATCCGGAACTTGTCGACGGACGACAGCGCCTTGGTGGCGTTGTGGATGCGGAACAGCTCCGCTTCCTGCTCGATGGTCAGCCCCGTGAAGAGGCCGACCTCCACCGGATAGTCGGCGAGGTCGGCCGCGATGAGCGCGGCGAACCGGTGCTGCCCGTCGATGACGAAGTACTGCGGCTCGTCCTCACGCTGGGACACCAGCGGAAGGCCGAGCGCGTCCGTGTTCAGCTTGGCGACGATGGCCGCGACCCGCTTGGGGTCCAGGGTGCGCTGGACGGTCGGGTCGACCTGAACCTGCGCGGCGGTGATGCTGGCGATAGTCCTCATGCGGTTTCTTCTCCCTCTGTGCGGAACGTTTTGATGATCTTGTAAAGCTGCCGGCTTGCACGGCGCAGCCCCTGCTCCCAGTCGCTGCGTTCACTCGCGGTGATGTCGTCGGCCAGCTGGCCCATGTCTTTCAGGCCCTCGGTATAGCCGATCAGCGCCGGCACGGCCTTAGCGAAACGGGCCCGCTGTTCGGCGGCCGTACGGCGCTGCACGGTCTCGGTGATCCTGGTACGGTCCAAGACGCGGTTCTGCACCGAGGACGGCTTCAGCAGCCCCTGGTCAACCTGCTCCAGGTCGTCCCAGATGCGCGGGTCTTCGCTCATCCGGGCTCGTCGGGCCAGGTTCCGCAGAGTGGCCACGTCGTCCACCCTGGAGAAACCCTCGACTCCAGCCGCAACCACGTCCACCTTGCCGACCTGCTTCGTGGTGAAGCCGAGCAGGAGCGCGGCCCGGTCCAGGAAACGCGCGATCTCGGACGGCTTCATTCGCCTGACCGGGGCAGACGTCTCGGCATCGAGCGCCAGCCAGGCGACAAAGCCCTGCCAGTCTTCGATCACGTAAACCCTCGTTCGGTCCACCCGTCCGGCCAGGGCGCGCAGCACTCGGCGGCGGCCGGCGAGGAGAACCAGACGGCCCTCACCGTTGCGGGCTACGGCCGAGGGAAAGTGCTCATCAGGCCAAATAGAGCCCTGCACCACCGTGTCGTTGGGACGGTACGACTCTCCCAGGAGAATTTCGTGCATGCCCACCGTCACAGCTCGGCCCAGGTAATCCTGTGGTCGACCGGTAAGTCCAACCAGCGATAGCCGGCTTCGTGCGTCAGTTGCCACCATGCGTGTCCGTTGACCGTGTGGATCAGGGCCGGCACCGGGTGCGGGTCGGGCACCCACTTGGGGATGCGCCAGCCGATGCGCTCGGTGAGGTCCCACGTCTCGGCGTGCTCGGTCTCGTCGTGGCAGGACTGGCAGAGTGCGAGTAGGTTCCGCATGTCGTTTGCCATGTCCGCCGCCTTGCCGGCCACCCCGCCCATCTGTCGTGCCTGGCGGTGATGCACCTGCAAGATCAGCCCGAACTTTCCGCAGCCCTCGCACATGCCATGGCTACGGGCCTTGACCAGGACTTTCGTCGCGTCCAGATCCACTTTCCGGCCGTCCCCCTCCCAGTAGGCTTGATCTCTTGCCCCCTGATCATTATATACTCGTGGGGTACATGTCAACTAGAACTATACAGGGAGGAGTCGACATGGACGAAGAAGCCGCCGCCCAGCGCAAGGCCGAGTACGACGCCGCGATCATGGAACGACTGGCGCTCGATCCGACCGACCACCCCGACGGCCCGCTCATCGACCTGAAGGACGTGGCGATCCTCGGCGGGCTGGCCAAGGGCTCCCCCGGCATGGCTCGGCAGCGCACCCGCAAGGGACAGGCCAAGATTTTGTTCCCCGAGCCGGACGAGGACGAAGGCAGCCGCTGGGAGGACAAGCCGCTCTGGCGGGCCCACGTGATCTTGGACTACTTCAAGCGCACCGGTAACTGGCCCCTCGGTGCCGCCGCACGAGCGTCCCAGCGGGTCCAACGGGCCGCGCCGAAGACGCCCGCCGCGCCGGCCGCGACGAAGGTCACCTGGACGCAGCTGTCCGAGACGCACCCGGCGCTCGCCGAGATGATCCGGGCCGCGAAGTTGAACGACGGCGCCCGACGGTCACCTGACCAGTGGTCACACCGGTACGAGCACACCAATGGTCAGCGCCACGAGGTCGTGCACACCGTGCCGGCCCGCCCGAAGCGCGACCGCTCGCGGTAGCCTTCCCCTGAAACGAGTCGAGGCCATCCCCTGGCAGGGATGACCTCTGAACGACTCGCCGCGAAGCAAGCCCACGGTAGCAGCCAGGCCCAGGCCCGGCCAAGCCCTTGTGGTGCTTGCCTCTATACGAGAGGCATACATTGAGCATCCGTCGCCCCCCCCTGCCGGCCGACCGCTTCACGATCATCGATAACGCCTGGCTCCGCGACCCCGCGTTGAGCTACCGGGCGAAGGGCGTCCTGGCCTACGTCGCCAGTCACGCCGCCGGCCACGAGCTGACCGTCGAACAGATCATCGGCGAGGGCACCGAGGGTCGAGAGGCCGTCCGTACCGCTCTCCGGGAGCTGGAGGACGCCGGCTACCTGGCCAGGTTTCCCCGACGCCAGGGCTCCCGCATCGTCGGAACCGACTTCGAGCTGAGGGAGCCGGACCGGTCCTCTACCGCCCAGAAACCCGTCGGTGGAGCTGACCAGGAGGAATGCCGGGAAGTCCCAGGTCAGTCAACCGCCCAGGTTTCTACCGCCCAGGAATCGCCCCCTAAGAAGACCACTACTTCAGAAGATCAAAAGAAGACCACAACTTCCTTCGACGCTGAAGCGTCGCCGAATGCCGGTTTGATCATCAAGGGTTACATCGACTGGCTCTCGGGTCACGAGGAGCCGGTGAAGCTCACTTCCTCGGTGATCGCCCGTTTGGGTAAGGAGATCAAGTCCTGCCTGAAGGACGGCATCGACGAGGGAACCGTGAAGCGGGCGCTGGTCGAGATGGCGCGACGCGGCAAGGCCGGATGGCCCTCGATGCTCCAGTCCTTCGTGGTCGAGGTGCAGAACCGCCCGGTGAGCGCACCGCCTTCCGCGCCTCGGGCACCGCAGTTCAAGAACTCGGCCGAGCAGCAGATCGAGCGCGCCCGGATCAGCAAGGCACGGTCCAAGATCCTCGATGCGCTGATGGACGAGGGGCGAACGTTTGACCAGGCCAAGGCCGAGATCGAGGGTCTCACGGATGAAGACTTCCTCAAGCTAGTAGCGCCTAGTACGGTCACGGGGTACATTGAGGGAGACGTGATCAACGAGCAACGACCGGAGGTGGAGTCATGAGGCATGAGCTGGTGGAAGAGCTGCTGAAGCTGATCGTGAGCTTCGACCGGTCGCCGTTCCCTGACGGCGCCGTAGACGCTTGGTTCCTGGCCTTGGATGGCGTGGACTACCGGGACGCCCACCAGGCCGTCCTGGACCACTACGGGGCTCTCGGCGCACGGGACAAGCATGGCGCCGTGCGGCGCTGCATCCCGGCCGACATCCGTACCCGGTCCGCCGCGCTGCGAGAGCAGCGGGAGCGCGCGCTCCTGCGTCAGCTGCCGGCCGCACCGGCGCCGGCTCGCGGCGTGGCCGCGCGGTCCGAGGCCACTACGGCGCTCCTGCGGGCCAACCTGGCGAAGGCCAGCGCCCACGGCGAACGGGTCCGCGCCACGTTGCGCGGCGAGCGCGTCGCCGCCTGACTTTCTTCGAACCCCTCCCAGGAACGGCCCGGCGTGTGGTGCGCTGGGCCGTTCCCCTGTGGTACCCTGTATGCAACAGCCATACAGACTCTGGGAGGGTCCACATGGGGCACGGCGAAGAGAAGTGGCCAGAAGACCGGATCGTGGAGTTGGAGGCGGAGCTGGCTGACGCCAACCTATCGATCTCGGAACTCCAGCGTGACCAGCGCGCGGACGGCCCCCGGCCACTGCCGCCGCGACCGGCCCCCCGGCAGCTGATCCACCTGAAGCTGATCGAGGTTATGCGGGAGGTCACCTCGGTGGCCAAGACCGGCATGAACACGCAGCAGAACTACCCGTTCCGGGGCATCGACGGCGTGATGAACGAGGTCGGCCCGGCGATGCGCAAGGTGGGCGTCCTGGCCGTCCCCACGGTGCTCCAGTACAAAAATCGGGACACCTACACCACCGGGGAGAAGAAGACCCGGGAGGTCGTCGTGGAGGTTCGGTACGACTTCTACGCCGAGGACGGATCCTCGGTCTCGGCGGTCGTGTGGGGCGAGTCCCTGGACTTCTCCGACAAGGGCACCGCCAAGGCGCTCTCCGTGGCGCTGCGCATCGCGCTCCTCCAAACGCTGATGCTGCCGACGCAGGAGCCCAGCACCGACGACAACGGCCACTACCACACCCGGGGAGGCACGCCGACGTTGTCCGGCTGGACTGCGGACCTGGGCGGAAAGCTGATGCTGGGCGGCGAGGCCGAACAGGTCATCGACTTTTGGCGGGCGATCGTCGAGTCCAGCTCGATCGAGGCGCCGTGGGTTCCGGGCGGCATGACGTGGGGCGAGGCAACCGCCACTCGAATCGCCCAGTTGGTCGGCGAGGAGCACTCCCCCGAAACGCTGCGCGAGCTGTACGGCAAGCTCAAGGCGGCCGACATGCTCGGGTTGTGGCACGTGGACGCCGCCGGCACGCGGGCCATGCTCGGTGACCTGGTGGTCGAGCGCGGCAAGCAGGCGAAGCTCAACCGGGATAAGGCGTTCAACCACTGCATGGAGCTGGTCACCTCGGCGGACACGCTGGAGGTTCTCGATAACGCCCGGGTCCACATCCGGGTCGACGCCGAGGAGGGCTCGATTACCGGCGAGCAGCTGGCCGAGGTGCTCGCGGTCGCCAGCGAGCGGTACGACAGGCTGACGAAGGAGCTGAACGTCCCTAGTCCGCGCGAGTTCCTGCCGCCGGTCGGTTACGCCTGGGACCAGTTCGTGGCGTTCGCGGACCGGCAGAACCTCACCGAGGCCGAGATCCGTTCGATGCTCGAAGGCCAGTGGGACAACGTCGCCGAGGCGCCGGCCGCGCACGAGTTCGGCCTGAACGGGCTGATCCGCCTGGCCGACGCGGTGAAGCGGTCGAACGCGCGGGACCACACGATCGGCAACACCGACCGGGCGAACCTGCTCCAGCTGATCCGCGACTGCGCGAACGAGAACGAGATCTCAATCTCCAACGCCAACCTGTAGGCAGTACCACGGCCCGGGGCACGCCGCCCCGGGCCGCCACTCCGCACCCGAGAGGACAGCACGTGGCAACAACGTTCAAGGTCACCTTCGACCGGATCGGCCGCAAGCACGACGTGCCACCGCTCCTCGTGCCCACCACGAACGAGAAGACGGGCGAGC